ATATTATACATTTTGTAGTTTTGTTGATGGGTCTAAAACAGGATCTCCTGATAAAGATAAAAAATGGAACGAAGAACTTTCTGACCCATGTCACAGTAAAGATTTAATAGAATATACTGATAAAATCTTACATAATGCTTCTAATTTTAAATATGTGATGTTGCCAAGATCAACAACAACTCCTTTCTTCCTTAAATACACGGAAGGTATGCATTATGCATTTCATAATGATTTTTATGTGATGAATAATGAAATAAGATCTGATTATAGTGTTAGTATTTTTCTTAGTGAACCTGATGAATATGAAGGTGGAGAATTAGTTCTCAGGATGGGTAACAGTGAAGATCAAGAAATAAGTTTTAAACTTCCTGCTGGTAAGGGAATTGTATATCCTACAGGCACTCTTCATAAAGTAAATCCAGTAATTTCTGGAGAACGTAGAGTGGTTGTTTTCTGGTTGGAAAGTATTATTTCAGATAGAAGAATTAGAGAAATTCTAGCTCAATATAGTGAAACACTTTTACACTATGCTGGAGATTTAAAACCATGGATGGGCGAACTTGAAAGAACTAGATATCAATTGATTAGAGATTATGCACAACTTTGATAAAAAAATTCAAGTAAATGATAAACTAAAAATTTGGATTGAAGCTTCATCTCATTTTAAAAAGGAAGATATCATTACGTATGATGATATTTTTGAAGAGCAACGTGTATTAGCAATTAAAGCACTTCTGGGTAGAGCTCAGTGGAGATACGGTCATTTTTCTAGTTCACAGTATGCTAATTCTCCTCCATTTTGGTCTATGAGATTAATTGAGGACAAACTTTTTACTGAGATTTTGCTAAATAAAATCAATGAGATCACTGGAGTTGAACACCATCTTTTGACTGTTTATGCCAATGGTCAAACCTATGGTCAATCTGGTATGCCACATATCGATAATCATGAACCTGATTGTAAAACATTTTTGTGGTATGCTAATCCATGGGATGTTAAATGGAATGGTAAAACGTGTTTTTACGTAGAAGGTGGAAACCATTTTGTTGTTCCTAAATTTAATTCTGGTGTATATTTTTCTTCTATAATCCCTCATTTTGCTGAAGAAACTACTAGAACCTTTGGTGGATTAAGACAAACTGTTGCTTGGAAACTAAGAGTAAAATGATTAGAGATTTTTATCGCGGATCAAATACATTTGATGTTGATGCAAAAGAACAGATTGCAAAATCAACAAATATTCCTATTCAGTACATGTCGTTGGATAGTAAATTTGTTTCTCCAGCGGCAGCAGTAGAAATAAATGCTTTTATGTCCAAGTTATCAGATCCCATCAAACAGTGTGTAGGATTGACAACACATACCACTGTAGATGGTACTGAGACCTATGGTTATGAAATAGACACTAATCTAATTCCTTATACTGGACTTGATCCATTTGAGGGTATTTTTGGGGAAGAACCAGAAACTTTACGAGATCTTCGAGAATCTGGTATTCAAATGTTTCTGTGTTCTGTTTACTTTTCAGAAGATGGCACTCCAAAGTATTTTGGACTTAAAATGAAAACAAAACATTTGCCAGTTATTGAACCCCTATTAAAATTAGAAAACTTCCATAGTATTAGAGAAAGTCTACTTAAGTCTACAACTGTATTTCACGCTAGATATTGGTTTGATCTTACTAATCATGACAATATTTCAGTAAGTATTGTTGATCAACTTCCTCCTCGTTTAAGAAGTTTAGATGTTTATGAAAAAGTTACAGAAGAAACTCATAGACAAAATAAAGTAAAATACTATCAAGATATGTGTGATAATAATGCAATTAGTCAGGAGGATTGTGATTATATTTTAGAAAATTCTCCCAGAATGCAGAAAACTATGATAAAATGGTTATGGTCCTCTAATTCTATCGTAAAGAGAGAACTAGAGAGCATTTGTGTACATGATTTTGAAGATGTCTGATCATTTTATTAGAGAATATAAACTAAAAGATACTTCGCTATGCGACAAGATTATTGATCTCTTTCATTACGCAAAGAGCATCAAAGCAACAATGCCTGGTATTATTGATACTGGCACTGTAAATCGTGATATCAAAGATAGTGAAGACTTCATCCCTATTAGTGTTCCACCTGACATAGTTCCACTGTTACCAAATCCAGATACATGTGGATTTAATGCAATAGTTGATGAGATGAATGAACTGTTCAGACAATATTGTCTGGATGTAGAACTATATTTCTTTGGTTATTTGGAAATGAAAGATCCACCACAGATCCAATATTACAAACCAGGCGGTGGATTTAAAGAGTGGCACGTTGACAATGTAAATGGATTTATTGAACGTCAATTTGTACACATTCTTTATTTGAATGATGTTCCTGATGGTGGTACAGAATTTAAGAACCAAAACTATACATGCAAAGCAGAAAAAGGTAAACTATTGATCTTCCCTGCTAACTTCGCATACGTTCACAGAGGTCAGATTTCCGAGACACATGAAAAATACATCTTGACAGGATGGGTGACTACTGATATACTAGAGATCATGGGAGTTACAGACCAGCAGCGCCTCATTGATGCTGCTAACAGTCTCGAAAACAAACTTCCAACTAAACCCATTATCATCGCTCCATGACAGAAGAACAGATGTTCCCATATGATATGTTTCCAGTGCGACTGGAACATAAAGATGGTAAGACTAAGAAAGTGTGCCACTTTCAATGTATAGAGCATCTTGAAAAATATCTCACCAGACATAATCTCACTCCTAAAGAGTGTAAGGTTAATGTTAAGAAAGAAGTGTATAAACCTAAAAAGGTTAAAACACTCAAGCGTAAACCAAAAGGTAAATTGTTTTCCTCTATTGACGAGTTTTTTGTATGACTATTGAAGGACGCCCACATTTCACTGAAGCAAACGAAAAGTTTTGGAATAAAACTTATGAACAACAAAGACGTGATCGTTTTGCTGATGCAGTTGGAGACTATCTGACATGTGAGGACACAGATGCACGACAATGTTATGAAGAAATGCTAGCAGAGATTGATGGTTGGATAGAATACCATAAGAAGTTCATGGATAAAGCAATTAATTTGAAAGAACTTCTTTTAGGTCATCGTCCCATTGATCTGAGTAATATTAGTAAGAAAGAATTTTTGCAAGAAGATATTCCTGAGCGATACTGACAGTTTACAAACTGTCCACTAGGGGTCTCAGGACCCCTTTTTTCATGCCATACTATATTCATTCAAACGACACCCATGACCCTTACGCTTCGCCCGCACCAGCAACGTGCTCTCGACGCTATGCAGCATCATGAGCGTGGTCAAGTTATTGTTCCTACTGGTGGTGGTAAGACCCTCATCATGATCAGGGATCTTCTGCGTCGTCTTGCTGATACAGATCAACCTATTACTGCTGTTGTTGTTGCTCCTCGCATTCTGCTTGCTAATCAACTCTCTTCCGAGTTTCTTGAGCACATTGATAATGTTGAGGTGATGCATGTTCACAGTGGTGAGACACACCACTACAGCACCACTAAACCACACAAAATCTCTGCTCGTAGCAGTGTATATCGTAGCGCAGATCGTCACCAGATTATCTTCACTACCTATCACTCTCTGCGTCGCATCAACGATGCATGTCTGCGTGTTGATGTTGCATACTTTGACGAAGCACATAACAGCACCCGTAGTGATTTCTTCCCTGAGGTTGCAAATCTTGACGCCAAGAACTACTTCTACTTTACTGCTACTCCTCGTCACTCTCGCAAAGCATGGGGTCGTGGCATGAACAATTCTATTGTGTATGGTAATGTTATCGAGAGTGTTCCTGCTCCCGAACTGATCAACAACGGTAGCATTCTTCCTCCCACTGTTGTTCCTTACGAGATTGATTATACTCGCCAGAAAGGTGCAGATGCTGCCAAGAGTGATCATGACATGCTGATCAGTATTGTTGATGATCTCAACAGTGAGCAAGGTCAGAAAGTCTTGGTTGCTGCACCTAGCAGCAAAGTTATGTGGGGATTGCTGACTAAAACTCCTATTCTGCATGAGATGTCTCAGCGTGGTTATGATGTGCTGCATATCACTTCTAAATATGGTGCATATATCAATGATAAGAAGGTCAACCGTGAGCAGTTCTTCGACACCTTCAATGCTTGGGGCAAAGATCCTAACCGCAAGTTTGTGATCTTCCACTACAGCATTCTGTCTGAAGGTATCAACGTCCACGGTCTTACTCATACTATTCTTCTCCGCAATCTGCAGGTGATTGAGATGGCACAGACTATCGGTCGCGTTATTCGCCTCAACAGCGATGATGCTGCTGATATTGCCACTGGTTCTATCACTCCTGGTAAGTTTGAGATGTATCGCAAACCTACTGGTTATGTGACTGTGCCTGTGTTCAAGAACTACGGTGCTACCACTATCAAGCGTCTGCAGAGCATTGTTGACACTATTTTTGTCAAAGGTCTGCCCGCTATCTCCACTACAACCAATGATTGAGGTTATTGATGATTTTTTACCAGAGAAATACTTCTCCCAGATCGAGGAAACTCTACTTGGGGAGAAGTTTCCTTGGTACTGGCACAATTATGTAAACACTCCTGATGAAGAACGCCAGCATGGACAGTTCACACATGGGTTCTATCACTATTTGCAAGATGATCCATGGAATAGTGGTTATTGCGATTTGATTGAGGATTTTATTCACTCTTTCACATGGAATGAGGTTCTTCGCGTCAAAGCAAACCTAATCCCGCGCACTGCAAATAATATTGTGTCAGGATACCACGTTGATGATCTGAACCCACACAGAGTGGGCATATTGTACATCAACACTAATAATGGGTATACAATATTTGAGAATGGTGATAAAGTAGATTGTGTACGTAATCGTATGCTATTCTTTGATGGTAGTGTGAGGCACTCCAGTGTCACATCTACAGATCAAAACACCCGTGTTGTAATCAATCTCAACTACACATAACTATGTACGAAGAACTAAATTGTTTTGAAGAAGCACTCAAACATTTCGGCACTCGCGTTGAAATCATCACCGCTTTGGAAATGGCGCGGAAGATATCCGCAGAAGATGCTTATCAGATGATCAAAGATGAACTAAAAGACGTAAAAAAGTGCCGTAAGCACCTCCAAAAACAACAAGACTAATGAAACCAATCATCAAGTATCAAGGTGGCAAGACCAAAGAACTTCCCATCATCCGCAACTACAATCTCAAGAACTTTAATCGCGTAGTAGAACCATTCTGTGGTGGTGCTGCTGTTGCTTTTGATGTAGAAGTTCCTGCATTGCTGAATGATACTAACAAACTGGTTATCAATCTTTACAAGACTGTCGCATACTACGATCATTACTGTGAACTGCAGAGTATTGTTGATTGGTTGAAACATCAGGATCATGATACTCTAGAGGAACAGTATTATGCTGCCCGTGAGGTCATCAACAGTGATGAGACCAATGAATTCAAACTCGCAATATCATATCTGATTGTCAGACAACTGTGCTTTTCGGGCATGGAGAGATACAATGCCAAAGGACAGTTCAATGTACCTTTCGGTCACTATAAAAAGTTCTCGTGCAATCTATCCAAGGATCATTACCTGTTCCTGAATGAGTGTGAGATCCGCAATGGTGACGCTATTGAAGTGTTCAAGGACGTGAATGAGCAGGACTTTGTGTTCATTGATCCTCCTTATCTTGATCGTCTTGGTTACACCACTGGTGATGGTGGCATGGAACTGCACAAGAAATTGTATGAAGCAGTAGACACATGCGACGCATCTTGGTTGTTAATTCATTGTGACGATCCGTTCTACCAAGAGCATTACATGGAGTATAATATCTCCGAGAAGGACTTCACCTACTCACAACGCTGGGGTAAAAACAAAAACCACAGTAATGCTGCTGTTAATCATTTGTACATCTCAAATGTGACAGTAAATACACCGTCACTCAAGACCAACCGCTCCCCACTAGAAGCGTTTATCATCTGAGAGACCCCTAGAAGCGCCTCTAATGCCCCTCTACACCTAATGACGTACCGACTACCTGCCTGCACCACAGAGGTGCCCCTAGACACCCAGCAGATCAAATTCATTTTAGATCTCATGATGGGATGTCCTTTTGGATATACTAAAGACCATGCATATCAGCATGGTGTTGATGATAGTTCTCTCTATAATCACCTTGATAACTATCTACATGCTGCTCTAGCGGAGTTACAACAATGATCGATCGTGCATTTCTGGAAGAACTATCACATGAACAAAAGGAGGCATTAGCAGAAGATTGTGAGGACTATCTTGTTCATCGAAATATTCCATTGATGTCACATTCATACGATAACATTATCATCCATGCTATCAAGGAAGGTTATCAAATAGATCGATGTGATAGACCAGTCCGCTAGGTGTCCACTGTTACCACATGCCTAAGTTCGACGCCCTATACTATTATCATCTGAACAGCACAACCATGACCAACGAAGAATTTGTTGACTTTTTGTTTGGTAAACTTGTCAAACATGTTGACATGGAAGAGATTGATCTGAGTGATGATGATAGCATCTGCACCGCTCTAGATTTTGAACAACTATGTTTGTTCTAATGGTAAATAGGATGTCGCGTTCAAACACTCAAACATGCACAGTATAGAACAAGCGAAAGCACTAATTGCGGAATTGCAAGATCTAGTTGCGGATCATGCTGCAATAATCAAGGACAAAGAAAGAGAGATTATGGAACTACAACAACAAATACATGATATGCAAAACAAAATTTATGATGTATGATGCAACTTGCGGAAGGTCTCTACGTTCGCTACAAGAATAACGAAGGTCCAATCGTATTCTATTGCGAACGATCACTCTCAATTTGTGTCAGGGAGTTCCCTGACAAATCTCGTAACGTACACATTGTAGTCTATTCCTATGACTACGACAAAATTAAACTCTTATCTGGTAATCAACAACATGCATGAACTTGATCAAATCGACATTTTCAACGACTTTGACGCTCGCGAGGCAGTGATCCGCGAGATGGCAGAGCGTGAACTGTGGGACAGTGTGGAAACTGTCCCCGAAGACCTCCTGGAGGACTTCTGACGCCCTATAATTACAAGGTAATCGACAGACACCCAATGCGTCTCCACACCTCCGCCACCCAGGTTGACTTCTATCCCGTTGGCACTGGCAAGCGTTTCGTTAAGCGTGTCATCTGGCATCCTACCGAGGAAATCTCCCAACAAATGACTTCCTTCTCCACTCGTATCAAATCTGACATGATCTATGATGTTAACTGCTACATTGCCAATGGTGCTAGTGTTGTTGACTTTAACCTTGATGAGTACACTGGTAAAGACTACTCCCCAGCCTACTGCTGAGAGAATTTGTTCTCAACTTCCACAACCACATCCTGACTGTCATGATTACAGATGAATGGATGGAAAACTGGGGATGATGTGCCAGTTTGGCAAAGTGTCCACTGACCGCCCCAGAGGCGGTTTTTTTGTGCCATACTATGTTCATAGCAATCGAGGGAACACCCCATGACCACCACCGTCGTCAAGCACTCCTTCTACAAGATCGAGATCGACATGCCCGAGACCGAGATCCCCATCATCTATTTCCGCAAGTGCAAGCGTTGCACCACTGCCAAGGGCATGGATCGTCAGCACAATCGTATGGTCAATGAGGCATGTGATGCATGGCGTCAGTATGAGTTCAAGCGTCTCACCGTGTCCCGTGTGCCAGCTGAGGAAGTGGCATGATCAGTCTCCCAAACCCCACCAAGACCATCTATACTGACATCAGTTCAGACAACGACATGACCGCCACCTTCGCCCAGTTCGCTTCCGAGCAAACCGCCCGCAACACCATTCACCTCAACATCGTCAAGTATTGTCTGATGCTGTGTGATGCGCTCACCCAAGTTGCTCCTACTTCTGTTGGGTACAATTACGGTTATGAACTTGATAGTTCTGGTCGTAAGTATCACAAGATCTTCATGACCATCAACGGTCGTCGTGATAGCATCCACGCCTTCATTGACAAGAAGACTGGTGATGTGTACAAACCCGCTAACACCAAAGCGCCTGCTAAGCATGTTCGTTACAATCTGCTCCTGATCAAAGATCGTGAGTGGTTGCTTGCAAATGCTGATTGGGCAGGCGGTTATCTCTACCAGCGTTGACATTCCGCGTCATACATAGTACACTACATTCATTCACACTTCAGGAGAACCATGAACCACGATCTCATGTATGTCGTCATCAATGGTGAGGCAATCATGCTTGAGAACGGAGCACCCGTATCGTATCTCGTAGATGATGACGACGGCACTATTGATTGGACAGCAGGTGACACACTCGAATGGGATGATATGCTCCCAGAAGAATATAAAATGTACAAGACTGCTGTTGACTTCCTGCAAACCTATTCACCCTCCACGGTATTTGTCAAATGAATTTTATCACTGATCATGTAAAAGAATTGCTTGCACCGTTGTCTGTGCAAGATCTGCAACCAAAACCTAAGGAAAGTCTGTCTGATGAAGAGATCGAAAAGTTCTGGCGTTACTTTGGTAAGTTTCCTAACGAATTTGCCGCAGCAGTAGTGCAATCACTGCCTACTGAAGTAGAATTTGTTCAGTACGATCACCTGCAAAACCTCGTCACCGTCAAATCATGAAAAACGTCACCTCAACTGAAGCAAACTCCGTCTCTCGTCAGGTCGATCTGATTGTAGATCAAGCACACGAGCGTTTCATCGAATTGATGCAAGACAATCGTGTTGATGATGCTATTGCCCTTGCAGATGAACTGTATGAGTGGTTGGCAGACATTGACAGTGAGGAACTGTTGTTCTTCAATGAGAATGAACTCTTTGCTGACCCAGAATGAAAGTCACTCTTGAATTAGGTGAAGATCTCCAACTAGAGTATCAATCATGGTTGGATGTGAAAGCATCGCTGGGCATTGAGCGCAGCATCAACAACTTCCTTTATTACACATACAACTATGATACGTTCGCTAATCCCCGCAATCCTGACGACAATATCACTCTCGATGTCTAGTCTTGCCCTTGCCAATGAGGACAAGATCACCAAAGGTTTCTATAGTATGGATGCTATGGGATGTATGTTGATGCGTGAGTGTACAAAAGATGTGAAGCAAGTATATTCTATGCTTGATATCTCCTCACAGTATCCTAACACTGAAGAGTATACACCAGTGGCACTGGAGTTCAATAACATGCTCTCCAGTTTGAATACTATTGGTGTGAAAGTATTTCTTGCTGATGAGCGTTATTTCCCCGAGATGCACCGTGGTGTGTATCATACTGTAGGTAATAACTTCTTCCTTAACAAGAGGTATATGGATGATCCTGGTACGTTGATGAAAGTAATGCGTCATGAAGGATGGCACGCCGCACAAGATTGTATGGCAGGTTCTATCAAGAACTCTATGATTGCTATTATTAAACCAGAGGATGATGTTCCTATGATCTGGAGAGTAATGGCAGAACGTACATATCCAAAGTCTGCTGTACCTTGGGAAGCAGAAGCAGCATGGGCAGGATATACTGAAGGAATGACCATGAAAGCATTAAAGTCCTGCGCTAATAAATCTATGTGGACGGATTACAAACCGACCCCTCTTACATACAAGTGGTTACAGGAGAACAACTATGTTGACTGAACGACAGTGGCAAGAAGTTGAGGCAATTGTTCGTAAAGAACAAGTACAAGCACTACAACATATGAACACCACACGCTATAATGAGTTGGGTGTCATCTTAGATCATCTCTATGATGCTGCTCATTGTACACCCAAAAAGAAAAACAACAAGCACTCAGATAAAAGTAAAGCAATCAGCAGGCGTCTCAAAGAAATCTACAAAGAACGCAACAAAATCTACGACTGGTACAAGGTCAAAGAAGAAGCAATCCGAGAGTATCAAGATAATGAACTCAAGGAAGATTGAACTGTTCCCCAACAAAAATTAGAAGATTATCGTCTACGTCTCTCTCAATGATAGAACAACAACAACTAGACATAGCACTCATACACATTAACGAGTTACTTAAACTGACAAGTACAAATCAGTACAATAAGTTCATTCGTAATCACCTCATCCCAGTTAAATACGAACTCCAACGACAACAACAAAAACTAATCATTAGACATAGTAACTCCATAGTATCCGCAGAGTAGCTCTCTAGTGCCTGTCAGGGTTCTTTAACACTATTTGTGGAGATTGTGGAAAACTCTGTGGAAAAACCTGTGGAAAAAGAAATGGTTAAAAAAATATAGGTAAGGTGCGGAGGAGTTGTTGTCTTAGCCCGCCCTGCATCGATTGTCAAGTGCCTCTATGACAGTCTCTAAGGTGGCACAAAGGTCCTCCGAGGGTCTCAGTACCTACAGTATAATACAGAGGTCCTCAAGGGGGCATAACGGCGGGTTTTCTGAATTTCTCAAAATCGTGTTTTTGCTATTTTTCACTTTTTCACTTTTTTGAGATTTTGAGAAATTCAGAAAACTTAAAAAACTCAACTTTTAATTTTTTTAAAAAACTGTGAATTTCACTAATCTCAAGTCTTCAGCAATTAAAGAATTAACTATTAAAGAAGAAGTAGTTAGTATTGTGTTTAATTCTTCTGATAAATTGTACAATTATAGTGTTATCGATACTGATTTTGTAAAAGATTTACAGAATACTATTCAGAATGAAGAAAGTATTGGTAAATTCATTACAAATGCAATCAAAACAGAAAAAATCAGTCAATTAGTGACTGAATCTAAATAAAATTGTATAATATTACTAATAACAAGTAATTTTCAGTTGATCATGTCCAAAAACAACAAATATTCGTCTCCAAAGTATCAAGAGTTCGTCGATGATTACGAAGACTTTGGTTATGCAGTCCAAAATCGGAAACGATACAGTAACCGCTCTAAAAAGACTGCAAAGTTTAAAGACCACGACGAAATTGAAGACTATCGTAGTTAACTAATATTTGGTGACATCAGTGGACAGTTTCTGTAGTGTCCACTAATCACCCCACTGGCACCGATATCCTGTATTGTATATACAAGTTCAGGAATTCACATGCTTTTCACTGGTCCTAACGGCAAAATGCATTCTACACTCTCTGGTCAAGAATTGCTTGCCATTAATGACATCAAAGATCCTTGCCAGTTAGCATTAGAAACTGATGCCAAGGTTATGAACCTCTTTGAGGAAATGTTTGGACAGGATAGTGCATTTATGGATGATCAGTTCGGAGGGTGACAGTCCACCTAGTGTCCACTACCCCTTGCAATTGACCTGCAGGGGTGCCATACTACGTACAGATCAAACAACCACACCAAACCATGCGTAAGATCGAACAGCAGATGAACGCCGCTATCAGCAGCAACATCAACTGGAAGTCTGCCAACACTGAAGTGGTATACAACAAGGAAGATGGCACCTCCGATGTGTTTCTTCATGGCAACCACATTGCTACTGTGGGTGATGACTACGTGATGATTTATGATGGTGGTTGGCAATCCACCACCACCAAATCTCGTCTGAATGCTATCTGCAGTGAGCATTGCATTGCAGGCGAGGGTGTATTCCAAAAGAACTATCAGTGGTTCGTTCGTGTATTCACTGGTGCAATCAACGGCAAGAATGTTTTCACGACTAAGGAATTCTCCAACGGTTACTGTTTTGCTTGATTTACAAATTTCCCACTTTTTCATTAATTTGAGAAAGTGGGATTTTTCATATTTTTAAAAAACTTCAAATTTAAGAATTTACTATTTAAATAGTCTATGTTATAATACCAATGGTATTCTAAGATGACTATGACTATTCATGAAATGTATCAAGAGATGAATGAACAAATCCTTGAAGATATCTTGAATGGATATATCGATAGTGATATCTACGATGATATTACTAACAATATCACTATCGAAGTAGAATACACCACTCAACAGTGACAGTTTCTAAAGTGACACAGTTAGCAGCACAACAGGGATCAAATCCTCTTATGATTGTGTCAACAACAAACAACACGATGCAACCATCACCAAACCAGCAAGATCTCGAAGGTCTCGTTGAGAACTATGCTTGGCATATTATCGACGGTTTGGATCACAAATCTGCTGATCAAATGCTCTTCGATTTGTTGACACGAGAGTATGAAAAGATGACATGGGATGAGATCACTGAAGAGATCGTAGATTTATATGATGAAGATACATTGATCGACCTCATTCCTGACGCAAAGTAACACAAACTGGTCAGCTGCCTGACCAGTTGGCAGACTGTCCACCACTGACCCCAGATCGCCAAACCCTGTGCCTATAATGTCTACATGACACAAAACGAACTGATGACTGATCGCCTGACTGAACTCCAAGATTTCATGTTTGATACCATGTGCTCTGGTGACATGGCACTGGACTGGTTCTGCGACCGCTTCAACGTGTCTGCCACTGATGACGTGGTGGACTTCGTGCTGGATGCACACTTCGGAATGTTTGCTGATCAGTGATGATGTACTCTGAAATTCTCAAGGTCTGGAATAGCGAAACGCCAGACGATTTCGCTATCTTCAGTGAGTTCTACTATCAAATGTTTGGTGAGGATTTTGATATTCCTTACACAACAGATTCAACCCGTTCTGCATTCTTTCCCTATGATTGAAGAGACTAAATTCATTATCAGCGGACGATTTGAACGTGCTAATGGTTGGTTAATGAGAGATGAGTTAGCATACATTAGCCCCAGTAAAAAGGAGGCAATTGAGACATGCCAGCGCCTCAATCCTAACTTCCACATTCACACTGTGAGGGAGGAGAATTAGGGGCACTAATTAACACTAACTGTGGTATCACTAAATGATACCCAGGTCAGCCGCCAGTGGACAGTTGGTCAAAGTGGCACAAGCACACGGCACAGACCTCAAAATCGTGTATTGTAGAAGGGTCAAAGAAATGAGTTCGATTTTGGTCTACACAGTTCACTGTCCAGCACTCAACGAAACTGAGAATTGTGCTTCTCAGGATCATGCTATCGATGTTGCCTATTCGATGTATAGTGAGTCTAATTCCACTGTCTGGGTTGAAGATTACCTCGGACATACTGTTATCGAATTGGGAGACTAATTCACTTATTCATTCATTCACTAAATCACATGCGATTCCCCATCAACTGCAACGACAGCACCAGCGTTTGGACCTTGCGACTGAACCCCATCACGGGCACCGCTCGGGTTCGCTGGTTTAAGGGTTGCCTGGTGGAGTACCGTCACACCCACGTTAACCGCTGGGAGATCCTTAAGATGCTGTGGTTCAGCGGCGACACCTCCAAAGGACAGTGGGCAAACCGTCACTGCCTCGCCTGATCGGCACCCCTGACCCTGTAGAATTCTCACATACCAAACAAAGGACACATGAGCACCGCTACCGACACCACCTACAACGGTTGGGCAAACTACGAGACCTGGAATGCCTCCCTCTGGATCGGCAACGATGAATTCCTCTACAACACCGCTAAGGCGTGTGTGGAGTTCTGCTCTGATGACGAGACCCCTTGGGAGAAGTTCGTGCGCTGCATGACTGATGGGCAGATCGGACGCCACCTTGTCAAGACTGGCGACGGCGTGGCATGGGATAGCGTCGCCATCGATGCAGACGAGATGAATGAGATGATGGCAGACCTCTAAGGGGTCGCCCCCCCCCGTGCTACAATTTCACCAACGACACAACACCACATGACCCACGCCATCGCAGTCCAACCCTCAGCATGGGGCACCTTTGACCCTCACGGTTGCGACTGGGCATCGAACATGGATCACGCCTATCGCCTGTGCTCTGTGTGGTTGGCAAAGTATGGAGAGGATATGATCATCTGGAAGTGTCCCACCAAAGGTGACCCCATGGCGTGGGTTCGTGTGACAGCGGACGAGGTGTCCACCGCTGCCTGAGATCTGCCCACCTGACCCCCTATAATAAGCACATGATCAAACAACACAACGGCGCTTTCCTGGTTAACGAGACTGCCGCCAACGACCCCATCTGTCAGTCTGCCATGGCATCCTATATGGAGACCCTCCGTCAGGAAGAGCGACGCCGTGCCCTCATCCGTGCCGCCTTCCGTGATGGGCAACCTATCGACCAGGGCACCTATGGCACCTGGAACATCAGCGACAGGGATTGACTCCTGTCCCCTGATCCTCTATAATTTCACCAACGACACAACCACATGACCGTGACCCTCACCACCACCACCATCGGCGCCGCTTACCTGGAGGAGACCATGCTCCCCCTGATCATGTCCATCAACCCTAAGCAGACTGAATCCCACATCCTCTCTGCCTTGGGTATGAACAATCGGGTTTCCCCTCATTCCATCCTGATCGCCTTCGGTGAGCGTATCGAGCAGTTCTGGAATAAGGTGCTCAGTGATGACAGCAGCGTGACCAACCTCATTGAGGATAGCAACCTCATCACCGTGGGCAACCGTCAGCGGCAGATCGATCACCTGTTCTCCACCAACGACCCCGCCTCCATCACATACTACCTGGAAAGCAAGTGCAACCTGAACTTTGACAGCGAGAAGATCAGGGCATCGAACGAGAAGATCAACGCAGTGGCAGATGCAGTGGGTGGGTGCATCGCTGCTTACTTCGTGCCTGTCGTTGCCACTGTCCCACAGGCAGAGGTCACACGCTACGAGGGCAAGGGCATGACCGTCATGGGTGTGGATGACCTGCTCGCTCGCATTCAAGCACCGTTCACCTCTGCTGAGTATTTCGCCTTCCTCCGTGAGGTCGTCGCACCCATCCTAGCAGAGAAGGGTCTGTGACCCTCAGCAGCACAGATGTACTAGGGGGCAGTTAGTTGCCCCCTTTTTTGTATGGGGCGAAGCGCCAAGCGAAAATCGAAGGGTCCCTCTAACCTACAAACGTTTCCAGACGAGCGATAAATATTTAACGGGTCCCTCTATATAAAAAAATTTCCCCAGGTAAAAATTGCCCAAAAAGGTCTTTCAAGATGAAACACAAACTTACACACAAAACTAAGGATGGTACTCTTAAAGAGCAACTCTTTGATGATTTCAACGAGTTTGCCGATAGTGTACAGGATTTAGCACTAGACTATTATGCTCATGGTGTCGATACACCTCAGTATAATGTAGAGACCATTTATAACGATCAAATTATCAAACAGGAGCGAGTGACAAATGGAAGAGATATTACAGAAACTGAATTCCTTGGAGAGTAGGATTGAGACGCTGGAACGCCAGGTCGAACAGCTTCCAATACCTTTCAAATTAATGTATAAGCGTCCAGAAAGCGAAGATTATGAAAGTGTAGCAAATACTTTAGATTATTTGCATAATAATGTGGAAGGATTGAAAGGTGCTGTGAGGAACTTAGCGTTACGCTGATATGGCAGCACTGCTAGTAGACCAGTATGAGGTAGGTATACCCTACATTGTTCCACCTCTACGTTCTATAGGTGGAGTATCGTTATTGTCACAGGGTGATTATGAGTTCTTCCCACGATTAGGGGCAACGGCACTTGCGAATGCTATTAAGAATGGTGAATTAACTGGTGGTGATGATTTCATCGGAACGTATCAAGGGTTTTCGATGTCTGTCGAGGCGATACCAACATTACCAGGCGAGGTAATCACCAATCACGCTCTTTCCATGACCCACTGTATATTAGAGGATCCATTGCCAGGGGCAGATCCTTCTCGAACAGGGGCAGAGGAGGGGTTGGATATTTCTGTGTCACCATACTGGGTAGCACCGTTGTTTATGGAACCTACTGTAAGTGTTATAGGAGGTTTCGGTAATGTTGCAACGATTTCGGGGTATTTCAGTGAAAGGAACTTCTATGACCGTGAGTGGGTTTTAGGATACGACAATGGTATTATGAGATTTACGTCGGAGGGTATTAGTTACAGTGATTCTCCGAATATTTTGCGGAACTTTGCGCTTTCCGCTCTGACCAAAACGCTGAGTAGTAGTATAAATGTCAATACATTTTATCCTATTACGCAAATTGCGGCGCAGCAATGGGGTCCTGAGATCATGCAGGGTTATATCAACGCGGCGAACAATGTAATTTCGTACAAACCATCTGAAATCAAGAAACTCAGATTTTTCTTTGCAGGTACTATAACTAGTAACGAGGGACTTTTTCCTTACACTGCACACACTACTGTTCAAGTAAATCAGAAGTATGCTGAGCAGAGATTAGAATTTGCATTAAATAGAAGAACATTTGGTAACCTACTACCGATATGATCAACACAGAACCAGCGTTAGCGGTCCCTACAGACGTTACAACGGGTCATGGACCCTGGAACCCTGTAGGATACCTTACGCCGCCTCAGGGGTACTCTGCAGACGTGTTTATCGAGGGTAAACCAGTCCATCGAGTAGGGGATACAACGTTACCTCACTTTGCAATACTGCCTTCACCACCACCTGGGGGAGATCTGCACTCTGACACGATTTCAACAGGGTCTCCTACGGTGTTTGTGAATGGGACACCGATGGCAACAATTGGAAGTCTACTTACCAGTCCATTTGGTCCTGCTGGTAAGGTTGCTGCAGAAGCAGCAGTCACCGTAAAGGTTGACAGTAGTAAAGGACCGTAGTATAATTTACAAGTAAACGAAGAAACATCATGGCAAAGCGTCCTTCTCTCACTGGCAGACAAAAAGTTGAGTCCAAGCCCAAGTCCACCCGTCAAGGGTCTGGGAAAAACACCAAATATGCAGCAACCAGTCGTAATAATGCTAGGAAAGCATATCGTGGTCAAGGACGATGAATAACTTTGAAGCACCTACCACCAAGTAGGTGCTTTTTTTATAGATATTAAGTAACGGGAGTAAAACCAATGGACAAGCGCGTAGACAAAGGTGAAGACTTCAAGAAATCTGGAATGACACTTATCACCGAAGTTGACAGCGAGCGTCATTTGAGGAGAGCGGCAAAAGAGAAAGCAAAAGTAGATCCACGTAACGATGAAGATTATGATACCTGGGAGTATGGCACCGAACCACTTCCTGGTGACCTAGAGTGGGCAGATGGTTTTGTTGGAAAGTGATCTAAATAATTAGTAATGTAATCTGCTACAAATGCCTTCATTTACACCGTTCAAAGATTTGAGTGTAACATTTAAGCCGCATCCAGTAACTGGAGATTTGATTTCAGTTAAAGATGATGCTGCAGTGAAGCAGGCAATTGTTAATTTATTACTTACAAGTAAAGGTGAAAGATTTTTCAATCCAGATCTAGGATGTGGTATTCCTAGACTGTTGTTTGAACCTCTAGATTATGGTACTGCTTCTCTAATTCAGAATGAGATCTACAATACACTGAGGTCATACGAACCACGTATTGAGGTTGAGAGTGTTGTTGCAACACCAGTTGAAGAAGAAAATGCTTTTGAAGTTAATTTAACATTCAGAATTGTAGGCAGAAGCGATTTCCCATCAAACATCAACTTCCTTCTAGAGAGATCTCGATAAATGCCATATACACAGTTACAAAACTTAGATTTTGAAGATGTAAAAACTGCTCTGAAGGAATATCTAAGGGCACAGACAGAATTTACTGATTTTGATTTTGATGGATCTACTTGGGCAACCTTGTTAGATGTCCTTGCGTATAATACGTATTATACAGCGTTTAACACCAATATGGTGGTAAATGAACTGTTCTTGGATTCAGCGTCCTTGAGGGACAATATAGTATCGATTGCGAAGCAATTAGGGTACAGACCCCAGTCGAAAACTGCAGCAAAAGCAAACATCAGTTTTGATCTAAATTTTGTTTCTACGCCACCAGATTCAATTTTCCTGAAAAGAGGATCTGGTTTTGTTACTTCATTTGATGGATCTCTGTATCAGTATGTTGTTATTGAAGATGTAAAGCAAACTATTAGTAGTTCTACTGCATCATTTACTGTTGATGTGTATGAAGGAACGTTTATTAAGAATTATCATACAGTAAATACTGCACAGAAAAGTCAAAGATTTGTTTTAGATAATGCTGGTATTGACACCAGCACTGTTCGTGTACGTGTTTATCAATCTCAAGGATCAACATCATACGAAACTTATGATGTTTCTACTAATATTCTCAATGTTGGTCCAACTGAGAAAGTATTTTTCTTAGAAGAAATTGAAGACGAAAGATATGAGATCTTCTTTGGCGATGGTGTTATTGGTCGTAAATTAGAAAATGGTGAGTATATCGAGATTACTTACCTAGTAACAAATGGTCCTGAAAGCAATGGCGCAAGAAACTTTGTTTACAACGGTGTTATCGAAGACGTAAATGGTGTTTCTAGTTATGCAGCAAACCCTGTTAACATCGTAGTAAATTCTATTGCTTCTGGTGGAGAAGAAATTGAAAGCATCAGTAAGATCAAGAAGAATGCTCCAAAAACTTTCGGAGCACAGAACAGAGCAGTTACTGCTGGTGATTTTGAGAGTATCATTAGAAATGTATATCCTGCTACAGCAGATATTATTGTATTTGGTGGCGAAGAAGCAGATCCCCCTGAATACGGTAAAGTAAAGATTGCTATTAAGGGCGAGAACGTGAATACTCTTTCTAGTGTTACCAAGAACCAGATTAGAGATGCTCTGAAACCTTATATGGTTGCATCTGTAACTCCAGAGATTATTGACCCTTCGATTTTGTATGTCGAGTTAACTACAGGTGCATATTACAACAAACTGAAGACCACAGAAACTCCCCTACAGATCAGAAACAAAATTCTCACCTCTCTACAAGATTATATTGATTTATCTGATACAGAGAAGTTTAATGGTAAGTTTAGATACAGTAAAGCAATTGCCGTAATTGATGGTGCTGATCGTTCTATCAATTCAAACGAAACATCAGTAATGATGAGAAAGGACTTCTATCCTCAGTTGAATTCTAAGTTCTATTATGAACTTTGCTATCAGAATGCATTCGATAAAGATTGTGATGGTCCAACTCTTTCGTCAACTGGATTTACAGTTAGCGAATACCCCAATTTTAGAGTGTATCTCGAAGATAGGGATGGCAAAATCGTCCTATATAGACTAGATCCTTTGACTAATGATAAAGTTGTTGTCAACGAATATGTTGGTGATATTGATTATCTAAAAGGTGAGACAAAATTATATGATTTGACGATCATTAAAGGAAGTTTCTTTGATAATCGTGTGGAAGTTAGAGTAAAACCACTGAAGAATGATATCATTTCAACTAGGGAAGTATTCCTAGATGTTGATCTACAGAATAGTAAAATTACAGCATACCAAGAGTAATCTAGATGCAGACGAATACTAGAAAAATTTCAACCCTGATTGAAACTCAATTACCAGGGTTTATATCCAGCGAGTACGAAAATTTTTCTAAGTTCGTAGAGAAATACTACGAGCATCTAGAAAATCGTGGAAACACTCTTGATATTATCGGTAACATTGAAGCATACCGTGATATCAATTTTTATGAAAAAAATCTTTTACAACAGTCTACTACTCTTAGTGGCAATATTTCATCTTCTGATACAACAATCACTGTATCTGATGCATCTTTTTTCCCAGAAAAGAATGGATACATCAGGATTGGTGAAGAAATTTGTTTCTACAAAGAGAGAACTGCTACTCAATTTCAAGAAGTATCGAGAGGAGTTAGTGGTAATACAACTCTAGGTGATCTGTATACAGAATCTACTTTTGTAACTACACAGGCAGCAGACCACACCAGTGGTGTTGAAGTTTACAATATTAGCAATCTATTCCTCTATGCTCTTATCAAGAGTTTTGAAAATCAGTATCTGTCTGGTATTCCAGAGAAGTATCTGAAGGGTGATATTGATAAGAGAAATCTTATCAAGAATATTAGTCAATTCTATAAAGCGAAAGGAACCAGTCAATCAATCAAGTTTATTTTTAACTCGATTATTGCAAAGGAAGCAAGTGATATTCCTGAAGTATACAACCCTAAGGATTACACCCTAAAAGCGTCTGTATCTGATTGGCAGACAACTACCTCCCTGAAGGTAAAAGTCCTCTCTGGGAACGTTACAGACCTCATTGGTAAGCAGATTGTACAGGCATTAGACCCATATAACGAGGATCTTGTATATGCGTCGTCATATGTAGAAAATGTAATTTCTAGAGGTTCTGTTGATGGTGAAGAGATCTATGAAATCGTATTAGATCCATCATCTGTTAATGGAACATTTGAAGTTGCATCAAAAACTACACTAAAATCAAGTATTGCAGCATCAAAAACTGTCGGAGACAGAATTGATGTGTATTCTACCGAAGGTTGGAAAGATACCAAGGGCAGAGTATACATCAATGGAGAAGAAATCAAGTTTGATGACAAGAACGTCAATCAATTTGTGATTGAAGAAAGATCTGCTGCAACTACACATGCAAATGGTAGCAGTGTTTATAGTTTTTCCACAGTAGAAGGATCTGGAGTAAAATTTTTAGTCCTAGGTGTTTTATACAACCTAAACGTCGATAACGCCGCTCCTTACTCAGAAGAAGGAGATGTAATTCAAGTATCAAGTCCTGGTTTTGAAACTACAGATAGAATTCTGTATGATCAACCAAATGATCGCATTCGTTGGTTTATTAACACTACAGTTGCTAGACCTCTAGTTCCTACAAATCAGGGTATTCAAGATGCTATTGGAGATCTAGTTGCTGATGTATCAGCAATTTATGAAGATGAGCAGTATTACTATATTTGTTCTTCTGGTTTCCCATCATCTAGAATTTTAAGTGCAACTACTTCATTAACACCAGAAGATCTAAAGTCTTTACGTCTAATTCGCAAGCAACCTATTACAACAACAGAAGTATATGAAACTACTTCTAGAGATGTTGGTATCTTCCTGGATGGTACGCTTGCATTTGGCAATAAAGATAGTGAATATATTGACAGTGGAAAAATTGTCAAGACCACAGTAACAAAGAATGGTTCTGGTTACAAACGACCTCCATATGTTCTCATCGATAACACTCGAAATAGAGCACGAGCAGTTCTTGCTGGTGAAACACTAGAGAGTGTAGAAATTTTAACTGAAGACATTTATTCTTCCACTCCAACAGTAACTATTACTGCTGGTAGAAATGCTGAGGCATCTGCGATTGTTACTAATGGCAGAATTACAAGTTTAGTTATTGATAATCCTGGAGAATACTATTCCAGTCCTCCAACTGTTGTTATTAGTGATTTGGCGGGAAGAGGAAAGTTTGCTAATTATACTGCACAAATTTCTTCTGATGGTGAAATTACAGGATTTGAGAAAGTAGAAGAAGGTAAGTTCTACACAGCAGGAAATGTACGTGTAACTATTGTTGAAGATGCTAATGGCAAAGAGGCACAGGTAACTGCGTCTTTGAGAAGATGGTATAAAGATCGTTATACAAAATTAGCGTCTGTTCTTGACGACAATGGTGGTTATGTATTTGAGACTTATGAATCTTCATCTAGAGCAGATAAAGATTATGGATATGGTGTTGTAGCAAATCCACTACGTCTTCGTTACAGAGCAGGAGATAATATAACTTCCACTTTTAATGTTCAACTACCAGTATCTCACTCTCCTATTCTTGGATATGCATATGATGGCAATCCAATCTATGGTCCTTATGGATATTCAGATCCTTTAAATTCTGGATCTTATATCACTAAAATGAATTCTGGTTACCTACAGAATACTTCTAGACCTGACGGACCTAGCACGGTAACATATCCAGTAGGTACTTTTGTTGATGACTATACTTGGACAGCAAATACTTTCTATGGTAAAACTACCCTAGATCAAAACAACGGAAGATATTGTGTCACTCCAGAATATCCAGAAGGTGTTTATGCATATTTCCTTACTGTTGATGTAAATAACGATCCAGTCTTCCCATACATCCTAGGCAAGAATTATTATTCCCTGCCTGTTGATTCTAATTACAATTCCGAGATCTCTCAAGATGATCTTCCAAGAAATGCTAAGAGACTGTTCTTACCAGGATCTGATAACAATGGCGCAGAATCTTTTGTACAAGTTCGTCAGGTTAAAGGCGGATCTGTTTCTTCGGTAAGCGTATCAAGTTCACATGACACTGCTTACGTTGGATCATCTTTGATTTTTGATAATGCTCAAACTGGTGGATCTGGTGTAACTGCAAAAGTATCTTCTGTTGAAGGAAAGAGTGTAACATCAGTTCAAGCACTTGAAGATAAAGTTTTAGATATTTCTACTGTCAGATCTGTTTACATGTTTGATGGTGATACAATCACTCAAGCAAACACGAATGCATCTGGAACATTAGTTGGAAATTCTTTCAATGATACGAGAATTGTACTTAGAAATGTTTCTGGAACATTCAACACTACTGATAATGTCACATCATCTACAGTAGTCAAAACTCTAATTTTGGAGGAAAATGGTTCTTTCACAAAAAATGCTAATATTATTTTAACCGATGGTATCAATACACCTACCTCTACAGGTGAAATTTTAGAAAAAATCGTTAATCAAAACACCTTAAAAGTAAAGGTTGTAAGTGGTTCATTTACTCCAAGTTCAACTCTGTTTTTGAAGAGTGACGACTTGAATGATAGCACTGGAATCAAAATTTCTTCAGTTTCTTCTTTGAGTGAAGATATTGATGTTGCATCTATTAAAGAAAATGTTGCTCTTGTTCAAACAAGCGAAGATCACAATCTTACGATTGGTGATGATGTTATCATGGACATCTTACCTTCTTCTGCAAAAACGACTACTTATTATGTAAGGAAGAGATATTTCCAAAAAGTTACGATCAAGCAACAAGTTCTTGGTGCAAAAATTAAAACCACTGGTATTGGTAGATCTACTTTGTTATGCAGTGGAGATAATTACTTCCCCGATACATATCAAGATGTTCCTCTAACTGGTGGAAGTGGCACAGGAGCAGAAGCTACCGTTGTTGTAGGTCCAACTGGAATTGTAAGTGGATACACTATCACCAAGAAAGGTAGTGGATATAAAGTTGACGATATCTTGAGTTGTGCTGATATTTCTTTGGCAAAACAAGTTGGTGCTCCTCCAAATACAACAGCACTAAAAATTCGTGTCGATCATGTTGGTGTTGGATCTTCTGATACTGTTATCGATCTTGATAGTGTAACTGGTCTCTCATCTGGTGATGTTCTCACTATTAGTAAGGAAGACTTATTAGTTGCTTCTGTAGATACTACCGCAAAAACTATTACAGTCACCAGAGGGTATAATTCTACTACCCCAGGAAATTACTTTGATGGCAAAGAAGTTAATTTCAAGAGCACAGTATACAATTTTAATTTAGGATCACAATTCTTAGGAACTGGTGCTAATGATCCTTATATCAGATCATATGATACAAGCACCCAAGAATTAATTCTAGAATTTGATTATACAGCGACAAGTTCAAACAATCTCGTTCTCAGTAACACGTTCTTTGACAACAGCACTCCAACAAAACTAGTTAAGTTAAGTTCTGTTGGTGATGTATCGTATCAATTCGAGTTCTCTAAAGATAATGTTAATTTTGATATCAATCCAGTTATTGATGTTCAGAAATATTATGAGTATAGATTTGATTGCAGTCACTCCTCCATGTCTGGAGTGTTCTTCGATCTCTCTCCAAGTATCACTAGAGGAATTATTGCACCCGAGGCTGTAAGGTCTATTACAACTCCTGGACAACCAGGAGCAAGTCTAACATTCATTCCACAAATCAAGGATGGAAAGAAAACTCCAACTCGCTATTTGAAGTATTACTATTACGATAAGAAAGATAATATTAATACCGAAAATTCTTACTTGAGTGTTATTGATGATCCATTACAAGGATTTAAGAATATTACCTATGTAACTTCTGATAGATTTTTATATGAGTATGCAAAAAATCCACAATATGATGGAAGTGGAACTATCTCATATATAACTACATCAAATTTTGCAGTTGGAAAGATCAATCAAGTTACTGTAGAAAATCCTGGAGCAGAATATAAGAGAATTCCTGTTATCACTGGATATCAAGTTCATCCTTCAAAATCTGCATCATTTGAAGTTATCTACGATTCTTTAGGTCAAAAGATCTATGGTATCAAAATTATTTCTGGTGGTTCTGGATATTCTAAACCAAAAGTAAGAATTTCAGATGGTGGTGGTACAGGAACAGAGTTTAAGATTGTAGTTGCAAATGGATCTATTACTGCAATCAATACCGTTAAAGGTGGATCTGGTTTTACCTACAAACCAACTGTAGAGATTATCGAAACTGATAACCTACTATTTGCAAATTCTACTGATGTAGGTTCCCCACAGAGTTTGACAATTGTCGAAAATGGTGGATCATATCACAATGACAATACGTTATTACCTGATTATACATCACACTATGCTCTCCTAGTATCTCCAAATAATTCGGAGACAAATGCAGAAGAGTTTGATTATTTTGCTCAAGGTCAAACTGTAGTACAGAAAATTAATAATGATATTGTATTTTCTGCATCTGTATCTAAAAATGGTTGGAGATCTGGTTCTAATATCCTACGTTTAGAAAAATCTGTTGGTGTATTAAATTCAAGTCTTCCTATTATCAGTCCTTCTGGAAAATCTGCAGATATTTCTTCTGTATTGTATTCCAGATATACACCTGACGTAAAGGGTGTATACGATAATCTAGGTAAGTATACTTCAGATAAAGGAAAACTTAGTGCTAGAACTCAAAGAATTACAGATTCTTATTTCTATCAAGACTATTCATATGTAATCAAATCCAAGACTGCAATTAACACTTGGAGAGATCTGATCAAAGAAACTGTTCACCCTGCAGGTTTCAATGTATTTGGTGAGGTAGTTTCTGAAGTAAATGGTGCTGTCGAGATGCCAGCACAGCAACCATCGTTCAATAGTATTACTCAGATCAATCTGACACCAAAACAGATTACTGTTATTGACACAAAACGTACTATTACTAATAGTATTGTAAAACTAGAAAATCTAAATCTTGAAAGAGGTCTAGGTTCTGTTAAGGTTGACACGTTTGATGCGTCTGAAACTCTAGTATATGAACTAGAATTGACTGCAGATTTTGATGGACAGTTAAACACTTACAGCACTGGACAGAGATCAGGAACTAGATCATTCACCTTGAGAGAGAAAAAGTCTCAGACATCTTATACTCCATACAATCAAAATCAGTTGATTGTTACTTTAGATGGTATTTTACAAGAACCTGGAGAAGCATTTACAGTATCTGGATCTCAAATCACATTTGCTGAAGCACCTCTAGCAGATCAAAAGTTCTATTGTAGAACAATTAAGTTCAAAGATAATGTTTTGAATGCCAAGTATTTCAAGAAATTGAAATCATTGGAGTTTGATGGAACTTCTACTGAGTATGAATTAAGATATGATGACAATAGTATTGTCAAGACTGATGTTGACGAAAATCTATTTGTAACACTAAATGGTGTTTTGCAGGATGCAAAATCACTGTACAACAATACATATGCTCCATTCGGTAATGCATATGAAATTGTAAGATCTGATGATGCGAACACAAGTGATAAGATTAAGTTTACACATTCACCCATCAATCATGATGATTATTATGCTACTAATACATTCCCTCTAGCAGATCAACTTGCTGGAGCAGAAACATCATTCTTGTTCAGTCTTGGTAGTTATAAACGTCTCAAGATTGATGAAAATTTAAGTCCTTATGTGAGAACTTTCTTATTGAAAGATGAGAATAGCGGAAAAGTTGTAGGTCTTACAGATCCTAAGTATGCACTGGTTTTTGTTGATGGTGTTCTTCAGGTTGAAGGTAAATCTTATACGATTTCTGGTCCAAACCTAACGTTCAAGAAACCTCTAAATTATTACTTCAATGATAATGGCGAGAAGACTTATCAGAAGGTAACTGTTATCATGATGTTTGGAAGAACTATTCCAAACACACTCACCTTCTACGATTTTGAACCAAATACTTATGTCAACGAATTAAATCTTACATTCACTGCAGTTAATCCTACAAGTGCTGATACTGTATACAATCAACTAGTTGGATTTATTGGAAACAATAGCGAAAATGAAATTATTGTATACAAGACTGATGGTGGTGTTCAATATCCTTTAGGAAAATATGTTAATATTCGCCAAACTAGCAATCCAGATGAGATTGAAATTCGTCTGATTGGAAACAATCCTGTTCCTCTTGATAGTAGTGATGAACTTTATTTCAGAACTGTAGATAAGTATTTCCCAGAAATAACGATCTCCAAATCATCTGGTGGATCGAGTGCAACTTCACTAAGATATTCTGCTGCTACACTAGCATATATTATTGATAATGAAGGAAATAGAATTCTAGTTAGAAGAGGACCAAGAAGATTTATTGGAACAACATGGAATGACGATCATTGGTATGACACTGCGAGAGGTTTTGCTAACCTACTAAAAGGTGATCGTATTAAGATTGACGGAGAAAGTGAGTTCAGAACTATCATTTCTACTCCATATAATGCAAGATCTACAGAATTTAGAGATGGTAAAGTTCCTGGTGAAGACATCTATGCTCAAATTGATGCAACAGATTACAACGATATTACTCGTGGAGAGGGTCTGAGTGTACAGGCAACTATTACTAATGGTGAGGTAACAAAACTAGATTGGAATAGAAGAGATCTCACTCTGTTCTTCAGAAATAATATCCTATTACAACCTACAGCATATCAATACTTTACAACTCCATTCCTCAATTTCATTCCTACGAATGGAGCAGGCGGTGGTGCAAAAGCAGAAGTTATTGTTTTTGGTGGTCAGGTTATTGATGTTGTTCTAACAAATCCTGGAAGTGGATACACTGAGACACCAAGAGTAGAGGTATCTAGAGGATACTATAGAGTTAAACACAACAGAAAAGCAGACACTATTCTAAATCTCACTATACAATCAGTAAAATCTGGTGGTTTTACTATGATTTCTCCTGGTGCAGAGATTACTTTCTCTGGTTCTGGCAACACTGCTGGAGTAGAATCGATTGCTACTTTTGGTAATACTTTCCTCGATTCTAGTATTTCTAGAGAACCTACAATAATTGTTGAACCTGCACCACTTGTTGTCCCTGTAATTAATGATAGAACAATCTACACACAATCTAGACTTGATAATATCACTCCTAGAGTTGTCACTATCAGTGAAGTTAATTCTGAAGTTTATACGGAGATATCACCAACTCTTCAGGATGTACAGGCAAATTCGACGTTTATTGATTATCCATCAACAATTGAAATTACATCCACTATTGTTGATGTTATTAATGAACCAACAGATTATATTCCAGTACCATCTAGTAGCGAGACAGGAACATTCCTTGATGCCGACTTTGATATCGGAGACACCATCATTTATATTCCAAATTCGGATATTTTTGCTGGAACTGGAAAACTTATTGTTGGTGGAGAAGTTGTTGCATTCTACAGCAAAGGGTTCAATTCTCTCAAGAATGTCACCAGAGCTCTTGCTGGAACAGAAGAAAAGAACCACCCAGCTGGAACATATCTAAGAACTGTACCAGAGTTTGTAAGTTATGCTTCGCTTGCTCCTGAACTCAATGTTGAGACTATTCTCACAACGAATTCAGTACAATCTGTCTCTGTTACATCTACACATGTTATTGGTGGAGCGGAAAGCAGTGTAGTAACTGTTTCTAATGTTTCTTTCGATCGCACGGTTAGCATCACTGTTACTCCCGTAACACAATCTCCAGAATATACTGTATCTCCAGAGATTACAGTTGTTGGAGCAGGATTTGCTGACATTCTGACAACTTCTAGATTCTCGGGAGTTGCTGATGTTAAGGATATTCAATCTTCCAAGAAGTCGAATATCCGTCTTGTAGATGAAGATTTACGTCGAGATGTTTCGACATTGGGTGTACAGGGAATTATCTACAGAGATTTAGAATTTGATAGTCCTGATATTTCTTTACTATCAATTTCATCTCAGGTTAATATTGAAACAGAAATCTATCATAATTCTGTTGTTGAAACTTCTGTAGCAGTAAATTCTGCTATTACCATTACTCAAAGTATTGCAGTAACTGACATAGAATTTAGCATAGAGAAGTTCTATAAGACTGGTATTCTAGATGGATATCAGGAGAGCGTAGTCTTCCCCAACCCAATCACATTGAGAGACGGTACGGAATACTACTTGGTTGACAGAATTGTCAATCTAAGAGATGGTTCTACATTCACTCCAACTAACCAGCAATTTGGTAGTTCGGACTTCTTCTTATCATATAGTCAAGGAAATCTTGGCAATACTCTTGGAATGTACAACACCAATGCATTTATTTCTGGAGGAAGTCTAGATGTTGGAACTATGTCTATCGATGATTTGACATCAATTTATCCGCGTCTCACTTTAGGAGATTTTATTGATAGAGCGAACTCCGCAATCACGCAGAGTAGAAGAATTTGGAACCTAGGTTTACCAACAACAAACGAGTTGGGAGCAACTCTAGGATCCAATATTAGTGATAGTGACGTAACATTAAGTATTACGTCCACTGCAAACTTCCCAACCACGGGAACTATCATGATTGGGTATGAGCAGATTACTTACAGTAGTAAGACTGCTACTACTCTAACAGGACTAATTAGAGGCGCAAATGGTACTACCGCAAGTTCTCATACTGCGGGTGATTACCTCAGAACTTTCGGTTAATCCGTATAAATATAAATAACTTAAGAAAATTAATCACACAGAGAGAATTCTTAAATGGCTGCTATTATTTCAGAAAAATTTCGCATTTTTAATGCGACACAATTTTTAGAGTCGCTATCAGAAGGTGCTTCTCAGACTGATCCTGACCGTACTAGAATGTACTTCTTCGTTGGTCGTCCTCAACAGTGGGATGCATACGTAGAAATCTACAATGCCAACTCCACCTCTTTCGTTGCTGGCAACGAAGTTTATGTTGGTGCCAACTACGGATCCGCAACTTGGAAGGGTACTATCAGAGCAGTCACTGAGAATAGTCTTCTTGTTTACGGTGTAGGACCCTCGGTTACTTCAACTCCTTCAGTAGGTTCTACTCTCAAAGGTTACAACGGCACAGCAGATACTGGCGCAGAAGCAACTTCTGGCGTATATCGCTATGCTACAGAAAACGCTCCCCCAGTTCCTCTAGATAACCAAACTGAAAAGTTTGATATCTATGATGACATGATCGCTGCAAAGCGTGTAACCGATCAATATGCAAGAAGTGTCATCCGTCGCTACAACTGGGATACGATTGCTAACCCAATCTTCGACATGTGGAAGCCTGACTACTCTGCTACTCCTGGTGGTGGTGGTCAAGTTGGTAAGCAAACTGCAACTGGTGCATCATCAATCGCAGATGCTAAGTTCTACATTGTCAACGGAAACTATCAAGTATTCAAGTGCCTCTACAACGGTAATGGCGCAAACGTAACATACGAACCATCCACTTCACCTTCTGCTGGTCAAGGTACGTATGCTAATGGTCTGTACAAAGAACCAAATAACACCTATATTTGGAAGTACATGTACACCATGCCTACTGATGATGTACTACGTTTCCTCTCTACCGACTTCATGCCAATCGCCGCTGCTGGCGAAGCAACCCGTACTACTGTAGAAGCAGCTGCTGTTGCTGGTGCAATTGACGTTGTTCTAGTCGAGGATGCTGGTTCTGGTATGCCAAACGGCACTTTCTACGCTCCAATTATCGGTGATGGTACTGGTGGTGTTGTAGAAATCGTAGTCTCCAGTGGAACTGTTGATACCTGCGAGGTTGTTACTGCTGGTAGTGGTTATACTTACGCAAGTGTACCTGTTGTAACTGGTACTGGATCTGGTGCTTCTGCATATGGTCTATTCAGCGATCAAGCACTAACCGCATCTGCAACCAACTCTGGTGGTGTTGCTGCTCTTGAAGTTGTTCTTCCTCCTCAGGGTGGTCATGGTTCAAACTTCGAGCAAGAGCTCAACGGTAAGCGTGTAATGCTCAACATCCGCCTCACCTTCGCTGAAGGTTCTGGTGACTTCCCTGTTGACAACGACTTCCGCCGCCTTGGTCTCATCAAAGATCCATTCAACTTCGGAACTACCGATTTTGCAGTTGACGATACCAGACAGTGCCTGTATGGCGTTAAGTTGGAAAATGCTACCGCAGATTACCAAGTTGACGAAGAAATCACACAGACTGTAACAGGTGGTACAGCAAAGGGTAAGGTTGTTTCTTGGACACTAGACAGTGGTTCTACAACCGCTGGTGTTCTTAAGTATCTACAAACACCTGCTCAGCACACCGACAACGGTGTTGTAAGACCATTTGTTGGTGGTACTGCAAACGGTGTCGTTGGTGCTCTATCTTCGGCAGATGCTGATGTAGATACTACCGAAAATGCTAACGGTCTACTCGGTATGAACTTCTCTAGTGGTCTTGCAAATCCCGAACTTGCAAATAACTCTGGAGATCTCATATACATAGAGAATAGAAGACTAATCACTCGTGCTGCTGACCAAATTGAAGATATCAAGTTGGTTATTGAATTCTGATTAGTTAGGACATTCTTTAGGTTAATGTACGATGCCACAAAAGACCAATCTTAATGTAGCTCCTTATTACGACGATTTCGATCAATCTAAAAACTTTTACAAGTTGCTCTTTCGTCCTGGATATTCTATCCAGACGAGAGAGTTAACTTCGTTACAGTCGGTTCTACAGAACCAGATTGAAAGTTACGGAAAGTATCAATTTAAACAGGGCGATCTTGTCGTTCCTGGGGAAGTAGGTCTAAACAAACGTTTGGACTACGTTAAACTGTCATCTATTTCTGAGGTGGCAATTAACGAAGGTGGTCAAATCGTATATAAACAATACGATATTAAAAATCTTGTAGGACAACAACTACAAGGTGTAACGTCGGGAGTAGTAGCATCTGTTGTGGCAGCAGAGTATGCTACTACTACCGATTCCGATACACTATTTGTTAACTATACAAATAGCGGTAGTTCAAATACCGAAGCATCTTTTAGACAAGGTGAAACGCTAGAAGTTATTAACGGTGTCAATACTCCTTTGTTGGTCGTAGGAACTGATGGAAGTGTCCTCCCAACTAGCATTAACATTACAGATCCAGATACAGACGAAGTATCTGTCCTAGAAAGTCCTGCAATGGGATATGGTTCTGCTGTAAAGGTAGAAGAAGGTATCTACTTTGCCAATGGTTACTTTGTAAGATGCGACGCAGAATTGCTAGTAATCGATAAGTATTATGATAAACCATCAGCGAAAGTTGGTTTTGAGATTGTAGAGAGCATTGTAACACCAGAAGAAGATGCATCTCTCTTTGATAACTCCAGAGGATTTTCAAACACTTCTGCTCCTGGTTCGCATCGTTTAAAAATTACTTTGCTTTTGAAGGAGTACCCTTTAAATGCTACTACCGACAATAATTTCATCCAACTTCTCTCCATCAAGAATGGTGAGATCCAGAAGAAAATTGTTGTTGCAGATTACTCACTCCTAGAAAGCACTTTAGCAAGAAGAACATATGATGAATCTGGAGATTATATTGTTGACAATTTCTCCCTAGAAGTAAGAGAATATTACCAGCAAAATAATAACCTCGGTCTATATCAATTAAATCAAACAACAAATCTTGTAAATTCTCTAACCCCCGAAGAAGCAAGTGAAAAGCTAATTGCCAGCATTGGTCCTGGCAAAGCGTATGTAAGAGGATTTGAGATTGTTAACAATGAGACAAAGTATCTTCCTTTTAACAAAGCAAGAGAAGTTTTAACCAGAGACAACATTACTCTCAAGACTAGTGGAACTTCTCAGTTCAAGGTTACCAATGTCTTTGGTACTGTACCTCTAAACAGTGAAGGTGCAGAGTTGACGGCATATCCAACAGTATATCTAAATTCACTGTTCAATGATGGATCCATTGGTCTAAACAACACTGAAGCATCTACTGCAAGAAAACAAACTCTTAATAAAAGAGGAACTGGTGCTACTCCAAAAGACGCATTTAAAACCATTTATATTCAGGTCAAGAATACAAGTCCAGCAACTCTTGCTTCTTTAGATGATTCTACTTTCCAATCAGTTTGGGGAAGACTTTGGTTTATTAAGACCAGAATTGGAACTGATCCAGCAACTTGGGATTATGCTGAGACTGTTTCATTCTCTAAAGTCCGCAGAGCAGAATATGATGCAACAGTAGATGTTATTGAAATGACCGTGAAAGGATCTAGAGATCTTCTGGATAATTTCTTGGTAGAATATGATGAAGCGGGTTCTGCTGGACAGAGAAGTCTTTTCCTAACAGAAAGCGACGCTGAGAACTTCTCTAATGAAATGGGCGTCATTGTGGACTACAATGAAACCATTACTTCTGTAGTCGGACTGTCGAAACCAAAAAATATTTCTTTCGCATCTAGAGGTAGTGGTTTCAATCAGAACACAGATAAAATTATTTCTAAAGGAAAGACTGCTGCTGGTGCTGCAGCATACAATGCAACATTTAACTACAACTACTTCAACCCTGTTTTCTTTACTAGATTAACACTCGATAGTGTTGCACCAGAAAACAATCTTTCATCAACGGTATTTTCTCCTGGACAGTATATCTACGGTTCAAAGAGTGGTGCATATGCTGTTGTTGAAGGTGCTAGCACATACACATATTCATTTGGTAATAAGTTATTCGTAAGAATGCTTTCTGGAGCATTTGTTCCTGGAGAATCTATTTCTGATGAAAGTGGCAATAAACTAAGAATTGCTAACGAAAATACTGTATCTCACTTCATTGTAACTAATAGAGGAACAAATTATACTTCACCCACAGTTTCTCTAGATGGTGTGGAGTTTGACACTAATGCTATTTTGGCATCAACAAATGGAGGAAATGTATATAAAGTTGCTATCGTTGATAGAGATGCAGTTCAAACTGTATACAACAAACCCCCTTCGGTAACTCTTTCTTCATCCACCACTCCTGGCACTACTGTTCAAGTAACTCCTGTAATGAACAGGAACGTTATATTTACATATACAGCACAAAATATTAAGTCTCTCTACTCAACATTTGGATCTGGAAACTCTTATAAGTTTACAGCAGATGTTCAACTAGACAGCAATACTGATACCGAGACACTACCACTCACTCAGGGGACGTTCTCTGGCGCTGTACACACGAAGTACCTAGTCAGCAATACATTTGATGGTGACGTGTCTAAACTCCTCGTACAGGGCGATATCGTGCAGTTTACGGACGATGATGGTGAGGTGGTTAGAAGTATCGTTCAGTATGCCACTGCACCATTTGGATCAAACAAGTCCAGAATTTATCTAGACAGGTCTCTTCCTGCTGCAGCAACTAATGTTAGTGTTGTAAGATTACGTCCTGTAGTTTCAAATACAGACAAATCTTCTCTAGTATTCCCAACAGGAAGTAAGCAAGTTCAGTCTCTAATTAAAAATGAGACAGATTCAAAAATCAGAACACACATTCGTAGAGACTTTGTTATCGATGGTTCCTCTAGTGGTGGTCAACTAACCTTCATCGCTCAACTAACTTTCGGCACACAAAGATTTGTTGATTATACTGAGCAAAATTATATTATTACTGTACTAGACAAAGGTAATTCTACTACAGTTGAAAATGGTGATGTAGTTTATATTGATCCTAGTTACGTAAATATCGAAACATCTACTGATACTACTAGCGGTCTTACTGCGGGTAGTGTTTCTATCACCCTTCCAAATGATTACTTTGGTTCTATTTCATCAGGTTTCCCTAAATTAAAGTTATCTGCAACCATTGAAGTAACCAAAGCAAGACCAAGACTTAAGACTGCTGTTCGCAATAAAAGAATTACTGTTATCTCTGCTGGAGATAGAATTATTCCTCTCCGTGGTAGAGACTATGACACCGAAGAAGTAGAGAGCTACTCCTACTCCGATGTATTCAAACTAAGATATATTTACGAAGGATCTACTACAAATCCTCCTCAGGTTGATACAAATGGAAGATTAATCTCTGGTACTGATATAACTAATAACTTCACATTTGATGATGGTCAAAGAGATACTTTCTATGATGTTTCTAGAATTATTCTAAAACCAGGAAAGTCTGCTCCAACAGGACAATTAGTAATTGCATTTGATTACTTCGAGCATTCTCAAGGAGATTTCTGTACGGTTGATAGTTATATCCACGAAGCAGGTGTTGGACCTGGCGAAGTTCCTAATTTCAACTCAAGCGTTCATGGCAACATTTCACTAAAAGATGTTATTGATTACAGACCAAAAGTTGACAATGATGTAGTTGTTCCTGGTTTCCAAGGTGCAACAACATTGAATACTACAGATTATGCGAAGTTTATTGGTGATGGTGGTGTAACTTCTAGTACACCTGCACCAGATAGCAACCTTTCATATACATTCTCGTTTAGTGAATCGCAGTATATGGATAGAATTGATGGCGTTTTCTTGGATAAAAAAGGAAACTTCATTATCAAAGAAGGCAATTCTTCTCTAAATCCATCTAAACCAGAATTAGTTGACGATGCAATTGCACTTTACTACATTCACATTCCTTCCTACACAGACAGCGAAAAGGATGTTCGTGTAATCAGTGTAGATAATCGTCGCTATACTATGCGTGACATTGGTAAACTTGAGAAGCGTATCGAGCGCCTTGAGTATTACACTACGCTCAGCATCCTTGAGCAGCAAACTCTAAACATGCAAATCAAGGACAGTGTTGGTTTTGACAGATTTAAGAGTGGATTTATTGCAGACAACTTTGAGGGTCATCTATATGGAAACTTAGGATCGAACGATTATCAGGCTGCTATTGACAGTCAACAATCTGTTCTAAGACCTACAACGAAAGAAGATAGTTTTGATCTTGTAGAACTGAATACTAGAACTGATGAGAGAATTGCTAACCATTATGCAAATACAAATGGAGTAGTTACTCTTCCTTACACAAATACTAAGCTTCTAGGTAATTCGTTTGCGACGAAGACAATCAATCCAAATCCATTTGTTCTCATTCAATATGTTGGTGATGCACAACTATCACCATCCGTAGATCAGTGGTATGACACTACACAAGTTCCTCTAGTTAGAGATAGCAACACCAGCTTGTATAACATTTATACAGCAAAGACTGATGCTAAAGAAGCAATCTCCAGTTATTATAATTCTTTCATTGTAAATTGGATTGGATCTAACAGATCGTTCTTTAATATTGCTCCTCTTTCCGAAACTGCAACTGCTGCAGCACAATCTAAAGTAGTTGCTGCTCTAACAAACAGCAGTTCAAATATCAGTCCTCTAAACAACGAGACTGCTAAAGGTGCTGCAGTATCCACTGTAAATGGAAATACTATTGTTTCTTCAGTACAGTATTTTGTAAGATCTATTCCAGTCAAGTATAACCTAACTAGACTGAAAGCATCTACTAAATTCTATGTTTACATGGAAGGTAGAGATATTGGAAGATGGGTAAACCCCGATATCAAGTATAGTGGTATTGCTGGTAACTCTCCATCATCTTTCGGCAAAACTATCACTACAGATGAAAATGGAAATGCAAGTGGCATCATTCTAATTCCTGCTGGTCATGCTCCACAATCAGGAACTTCTTGGACTGGTGATGTAAACACCATGCTATATGATGAAAATTCCGAAGAGATTAGATTTACAACTGGTATCAAAACTATCAGATTTACAACCAGTGTTGATAATGCTTCTAAAGATAGTGTTGACAGTTATGCAGAAGTAAAATACTACGCAACTGGTGCTCTTCCTGAAAATCCATCATCTATTATTTCCACTCTTCCTGCTCAGTTCAAAGCGAATGAGGGTAGACAGACTGTAGATAATACAACACAGAATGTAGAAAAACCAAATCCTCTTGCACAAACGTTTGAAGTTGAAAACTTTGATGGTGGTGTATTTGCTACAGGTGTTGATCTATTCTTCAGCAAGAAAGATACCAATACTCCAGTTAGAGTTTACATCACAAATACTGATGTTGGCAAACCAGGCAAGTTTATTGTTCCTGGTTCTGTATCTGTCAAGAACTCCAACACGTATCTGAAAGTAACTGCTAATGCCGATTTAACAATTTCTATCGGTGAAAATATCACTGGCAAGAGTTCTGGTGCAGTCGGTCCTTTGTTGAAACTTCTCGACAAAAACGATACTGAAATCGTAGCATCTTCTAGTTCCACTGTAGACCTATCACCAGATCAGGTTTATACCTTGGTTCTATCTAACCACAATGGTATTTCTTTCCTACCAAATGAAGAACTTATCATTGCTAGCCTCACTTCATTTAATGCTACTAATGGAACTGCAAATGCAATCACCATTGCTAAGAACTCTGGTAGAGTTTCAGATTTGAAGGTTACAAATCTTGGTGGTGGATATGATAGTGCAGTAATTACTATTGAAAGTCCTCAACTGCCTGGATCAAGTACCGCTACAGGAACTGCATATGTTTCTGGTGGTAAGATTTATAATGCAGAAATTCAGATCGATGGAAATGGATATACAGAACCACCATCTGTCACAATTAGAGGAACAGGAACTGCTGCTGCAGGAGCAAGCATTCAATCATTCATCGAGATTACATCGTATGCTGTGAGAATGGGTGTTGCTACAGATGTAGCAGGTGTCACACAATCAACAGTCCCAACGTTCTTCGAGTTTGAGCATCCAGTATATCTACAAAATGATGCTGAGTACACTCTCGTTATTGAAACAGATAGTTCCGATTATGCAGTATGGGCATCAAGATTGTCAGAATCTGATGTAACTACTGGTGCTTCTGTAACCACACAACCACTACTAGGTTCTGTTTATAAGTCTCAGAATACCGCAAAGTGGGAAGAAGATGTTTCAGAAGATATCAAGTTTACTCTATATCGTGCTAAGTTTGATAATAGCAGATCTGGAACATTTGTTGCAGTCAATGAAAATCTAGGTTATGAAGCACTTGCAGAAGATCCTATTGAGACATATGCATTAGCGAACACTAATGCTACCTCTACTCTATTCAAGAACAACAATTCTATCATTAGAGTTTCTCATAGAGACCATGGTTTTGAACAGAAAGGTGGATCGTTTGTATTCTATAAGTCTTTAGAAAATGTTGGTGGATTTACTGGTGCTAATTTAAATGCTGGATTGTATACAGTATCTAACAATGGTGTTGATAGTTACACTATCGTAGGACCAAATAGAGCTAGCAGCAATTCTGTTGGTGGTGGATCTGGTGCTCTAACATCTTATAATAGAAAGTATGAGAAGTTATTTGCTCAGGTTGGTTACATCCAATCTCCAAATACTTCTATCAGCACATCAGTTAAGACTACAAACATTGTTCCTGTAGATTCTAATACTACTAACTATGTTTCATACTCTCAGGAACAATATGAAAAGACTTTCTTGAATGAGGAGCATTTCTTCTTGAACCAGAAGGTTGTTGCTTCGAGAATTAATGAAATTTCTAATAATATTAACAACTCGCTAGAGTACAAGTTTGCTCTATCTTCTGATGTTGATTATCTGTCTCCACTAATTGACCTTCGCGTATCTTCAGTCAAGACTGCTACCAATAGAATTGAAAACTCTACTGGAGTTGAAGGTAGATATGCAAAGAGAAATCAAGTTCTCAAGTTCAATCCACTGTTTACTGTTACAGTTTCTGGAAACAGTCAAGATATTGATGCAAATCAAAGTGTAGAAGGAGTTGCTTCTGGAACAACAGGTACAGTTCTTGCATACGATTCTGCAAATAGCAGAGCAGTCATTCAAGTTACATCTGAAAGCAATCTCATTCAAAATGAAGAACTGAAATTTGCTCTTCAGTCTGCTGCTGGTGGTAACTTATCTGGTGACACTGTTAGAGTTGTAGGTCTAACTCCAAAATCCGTTTCCTTTGATATTGGATCTACAATCGTAGCATTCAATCCAAACGATGTTACACAGAAATATGATAACAAGATTTCTGGTAAGATTGTTGAATGGGATCCAATTGCAAAAGAGTTGACAGTTGAAAATGATAAGAATCCTATCAACAATGATTATACTTCTAGAATTACTCTAGGAAGTGCATTTACTAGACAAGCAAATGTTGCTGATCAAACAGCAGATATCTTTAGAGTTGGTGATATCATTTTCTATACTAATATTCCATCTGGCGAAGAGAAGTATATTAGAGTTAATTCAATGGAGTTTACTACTGGTGTTGATTATGTTTCTGATCTTGGCGCAAAAGATTCATCTGCTCTAGCAAAGTATATTACAAAGCAGGTTTCTATCAATTCTCCAGGAACTTCGATTGATGTAAGAACTACAGTCAATGTGAAAGATGTTGAAAATGTAAGACTTCTTTATAAGATTAAAGAAGCAGGTTCTGACGTTGATTTCGAGAACATTGAGTGGTCTTACTTCAATGAAACTGGTGCTCCAGATGTTGATGTTCTGGCAACAGAAACAAATAGCGCATCTGGATTATTTGAGAAGCAACAGGACTATCAAGAATTAGTCTATAGTGTTTCTGAACTACCAGAGTTTACATCCTTTGCAATTAAAGTTGTTATGAAGTCAGATGATCCTGTTTATGTTCCAAAACTACAAGACCTCCGCGCTGTAGCTTCTTACTGATGAAAAATTATTTAAAAGTTGAGGGTCACAATAATCTTTATCGTGACCCTCGTACTGGTGCGATTGTAAATGCGGACGCTCCTAAAAGGAGTGCATCACAGAATTTTAACGCTGCTTTAGAAGACATAAATACTTTGAAAGCAGAAATATCTGAAATTAAACAACTTCTCAAAGAGTTTATAAGAAATGGCAGTTCTTAGGTCCGTAGCAAAAACCGATACACTAGAAAGACAAAGACAGATTATCAACACGATTGCTAATGATCTCTTTGAACTAACTGGTGGTTCTGGTTCATCTTCCTTTTCAAATCTAAAATTAGCAGATGGTACAAAAGAAGCACCATCTCTAGCATTCGCGTCGGAATCTAGAACAGGTATTTACAAAGCAGGCAACAAACTAACGTTTGTTAATACTGCCAAGAAAATTTTTGATATTGATAATACTTCTATCAATTCTCTAAGAGACATCAATCTCTTTAAGTCTCAGATTACAGGAACTACTGTAAATGCAAGAGGTGTTGATTATTATCCAGGAACATATCAAGAAGTACCATTAACAGGTGGATCTGGTGATGGTGCGGTGGCAACTATTGTTGTTTCCGAGTTTAATGTAAATATAACAACTGCTGGTGCTGGTTATACTAATGGTTCTCTCGCTGTAAGGTTTGTAAACGCTGCGACACAAACATTTGTAGTTTCACTGAATGAAACTGTTCCAGCAAACCCTGCTACTTTCTCTCCACCAGAATATGAGTATCTAGTTGATGGAGTAAATCAAAACTTAAACTTAACAAGAGGAAATACTTATACATTTGACATCAGTCAAAACTCTGGTCCTGTAAACTCGTCTTCAGAAGTTACAGGAGCAGATGCTACTAGAACTGCAGGAACTTATACTAATGTTGCTGCTACTGGTGGTTCAGGAACCAATGCAACCTTTGATATTACGATTGATGGTACTGGTGCAGTTTCTGTTCTTACCATCAACAATCCTGGTGCTAATTATGTAAACGCAGAAGATCTTACAGTTCCCGCATCATCTGTTGGTGGAACTGGTAGCGATTTAACAATTTCAATTGGTGTTGTTGGAATGTCTTCGCAACCATTCCACTTTGAAGTAGATAATAATACTTACTTAGATCCAGATATAATTGCATTTGAGAAATTTGGTAATTTTGGTGATCCTGGAGCATTTATTCAGTTAGTTATCAAACCAACTTTCCCAACAACTTCTGTTGTCAATATTGTTCGTGATGCTGCTCAGGCAATTGTTGATGAATTTAATTGTCAAATTTTAACAGGCACCGCAGGATCTTATGGTTCTGGAGCGGTCCTTACTGCAGAAGTATCTAACAATTCAATAACATCACTTGATATTAATAGCTATGGTTCTGGATATCAAGTTGGAGATGTTCTTGGTATTTCAAGCGATGACGTTGTTACAGCAATTTCTGCTGGAACTATTACCTCACAATTCTCTGGAACAATTGATGGTGAAGGTGTAATTACAACTACTAATATTACTAGTGTTGGAAATGGTTATGAACCAAATGATATTCTAGGTGTTCTTCAATCTAAATTGCCACTAAGAAGTTTCTGGCAATTATATTTGGTTGATCATTTCTTATTAGAGTTTGATAATGTTCAATCTTCATACTATTTTCCAATCGGAACTTCACCAACATATAGTCTTGTAACACCACTAATTAAGAGACATATTAATGCTCCAGCAGAAAATAGTGGAGTTGGAACATTTACAATTAGTGCTCAAGGAACTTCACACATTGCAGGAACATACACCGCAGTATCCCAAACATCAACTTCTGGAAGTGGATATCAGTTTGTTGTTACTGTCACCGCTTCTGGTGGAGGAGCATTATCGGTAAATGACATTCAGATTGTCAATCCTGGTATTGATTATATTGCTACAGACACCATCACTTTTGTTGGTCCAAATATCGGAAGTAATGTTGGTCCTGTAAAGGGTTTTGTAGATACTAGTGCGGCAGATCCAAATAGAACTCCATCTATTAACAGTGGTGTAACTGGAACTAGTAGTGGAACAGGTGCTGGTGCAACTTTTAGTGTCAATGTATCAGCAGATGGTACTGCTTTAATTACACTCACATCTGAGGGAAGTGGATATACAACTGGAGATGTCATCACTCTTCCAGTTTCTTCTACTGGTGGAACAGGAACACCATTTACTCTACAAGTTACTGCTTTTATAGACTTAGAACTAACAGTTGCGACTACACAAAATGTTACTCCTATTTCTGCTGTTGTTGTTTCCAATGAAGGTGGAACTGTATCCTTTGCTCCTTCAACTGCGTTAGAATCTGCGGTTGATAATCTTGTACAACCTATTGTTGATACATTAACAGAATCAAAACAATATTATCTAAACGATGGCAACTTTCCAACATATACTTTATCTGTTGGAGAAGATGGTGCTAACACTAACTTTGTAATTACAGGTGCAGATAGCACTACTACACATTCATCGGAAAATGATCCAACAATTGTTGTAGATAAAGGTGATAAGTTAGTGTTCAATGTCAACACTGGCACACATCCTTTTTATATTCAAACAGATGCTTTTGATACGACTACTTATGATCAAGGAAACAATGTAGGAATTGTAGAAAACAATGGTGCTACTAGTGGTCCTGTAACTTTTGATACTTCTTCAGTTAATGCGGGAACATATTATTATGTTTGTTCCAATCATCCTTCTGCGATGTATGGAACAATTACTGTCAATGATGAAGATAATGATGTTTTCTTAGAAAGTATTAATATCAATACAAATAGAAGATATTATTTTAATATATCTCACCCATCAAACACTGGATATAATTTTGTATTCAAAGACAGTGATACTGCTACCGCAAAATTAGAAGCAGACTATATTACATATGATTATGCAAATGATAGAGTAATTTTACAACCAGATAGCACAACGCCAACTACTCTTTATTTTTCTGCTGAGGTATCGGGATCTATTCCATCTCCAGATAATATTAATGGTTTCCTAGGAGATCCTTATACAATCAATATTACTGGTTCAGAAGATTTGTCTGGAACTGGATATGAACTAAGAGTTAATACCACAACAAAAACAGAAACTGTAAATATCGAAGTAGATACAGGTGCAATCACTGCTGATGCTTCTGTAACTACTGGTGCTGTATCAGCAACTACAGGCGTATTCACCAGTCAGTTGACTGCAGACTTGATTGATATCCAAGATGCAACTGTTCAAGTTAATGGTAATAATAATTTACAGATTAATACTAGTGCTCTAGCAGATATTATTCTCGATACAAGACAACTTACTGTAGGCAATTTCAATTTACTGGGATCTGGAGAAGTAACAACATCGTCTCCAGTAACTATTAACGATAGTGATCTTCTTCTCAATGGTTCTACTGCAAGACTAAATGTAGATTCTACTTTATTCTTACAAGGAAATACAATTAGTACAGCAACAAACACAGATCTTCTTTTTGCTCCTCAAGGATCTTCGATTGCTAAGTTTAATATGGTTAGCGGTCTAACCATCCCAGCGGGTAGCACCTTAGATAGACCTAATGTACTCCAGTCGGAAAACGGTACTATCAGATTTAATACGACTACTAGTCAGTATGAAGGTTATGTAGAATCTACTACTTCCTGGAGTTCTCTAGGTGGAATTAGAGACCAGGATGGCAACACTTATATTCTTGCAGAAGCATCTCCTGGTGCCAATGACAATACATTGTACTTCTATAATAACAATGTAAACACCTTAAGACTTACACAAAACCAGTTACAATTCTGGCAGATGAAGAATATTTCATCTCCAAATACTTCTGCTGTTTCGTTTACTGTATGGTCTGAGAATGTTCCTGTAACTGCTGGTGATTACATCGCATACAGAAATAACATCTATCAAGTTGCTATTAGCGGAGTTACAGATGGTCCTACCGCGCCACCTACACATACAAGTGGAACACAAGCAAACGGTACAGCAGACTTCACTTGGCATAGTCTCGCTGTAGATACATTAAACTTTGATGGTATCAATGATGTAAAGGTTGGACCATTTGGTGATGTTCCTCTAACAATCTCAGAAGAAATTCGTATTCTTGGTGCAGACATCAGCACTCTTGTAAATGATTTAACAATCACCCCATTTACAGGAAAGAAAGTAAAAGTAGATTCTGTAACGACACTAGTTATTCCTTCAGGAACTACCCTTGAAAGAGGTATTCCCGAGAGAGGATCTATTAGATATAACACTGATGATACTCAGTTTGAAGGTTACGATGGAACCCAGTGGGGAGGTCTTGGTGGCGTTAAAGACGTAGACCAAGATACTCTAATCAAAGCAGAATCTGCTGCTGGTACTGATGAAGATACATTATATTTCCAAAACAATGGACTAAGCACTATTCAAATTACTGATAGTAATTTCTTGTTTAATGGCATTGATACTGTTGATAGCACCAGTCTTGCTCTTACTCTAAACGTAAATACTTTAAATATTGATGGCACAAATGTAGTTCTGACAAGCGATGGAACTACTACAAAACTAACAACTTCTGCTGATAGTCTTGAGTTTGCAATCTCTACAGGTTTGAATGCAGATACTCTCCTGAAGATGAACGATCAAGGAGAACTTCTATATAATAATAACTTTGGAACAGGATCTCCAAACTTTATTACTCTCTTTAATAATGATCTAAATCAATTTGCTCTTAGAGATGTAGCAATTACTTCATCTGATATCCAACTTGTAAAAGGAACTACAGACTTCTTACCTATTTCTGTTTACTCTCCTGCTACAAATTATGGTGCTAAAGTAGTTCTTTCTGCTGAAAATACTACCAATGATGATAGAGAGATCATTGAATTTACTATTACACATAAAGGATCTGATATTTTCCACACAGAGTATGGAAATATCCTGACAGGCAATAATCTGTTTACAACAGCGTTTACTATTGATGGTGCTACTGGAGATATTATTCTAACTCCTACTCTAACTAGTGATGTTTCGGCAAATGGCGTAGTAAATATTACTGCGGTAATCACTCAACTAACTAAGTAAAATGGCAGTAACAAACAAAGATTTTAGTTCAACAGGTGGATTTTCAATTGATGATGTAAATGTTATCAGTGATCAACGTGATGTTCAGAACGTAAATACTCTCCACGTTCAAAATAGAAACCACACGGATGGTTTCACTAGAGTTTACATCTTGAGAGGATCCAACACCGAGGTTCTAACTCTTGATGGTACAGAATTGATTACTCTACAAAATAATACGATGAATTTTGTCACAGCACAAATTGTTGCTGCAGATGATAATTCTGGTTCTGGGCAGTATGTTATTAAGATTGAAACTGCTGTATATGTTGATGGAGCAGGAAATGTTAGTGCTTTATCCAGTTTGAATACTATTATTAAGGATACAATTCCCGCAGCGCAAACTTGGTCGATTGAACCATATGATGCTGGAGATGTAAATAAATTTAGTTATAGTGCTACTAAATCTGGCGGAGTACAGACTGTAACTTGGATTGCACATACCACAATTACTACAGTTGCCTACGCTTAGTAAATAAATAAAAGTATAGAAATATAAGAATATTCAAGGAGCTCTCCCGAGATGAGTTTACAGTTTAATTCGGATAAACAAACTATTCAGGGTACTACCCCTAAGGTAGTAGGAACTACAGAATTTACTGTAAGGTCGGGTCAGGGTTCCAACCAGAAAGAAGTTCTTAGGATGCAACTTTCGGACACTAACTTACCTAGGGTTGGTGTTAACCGAACTGGAGAAAGAGTAGAAAAAATTAATGTTACTGCAGGCGGTTCTCTTTATGCAACAGAACCATCAGTAACACTTAGTGCTCCTAATAGATCAGATGGTGTTCAGGCATTAGCATCATCTGTCATCAACCAACTTACAGGACAAGTTACATTCATTATTGTTGATGAACCTGGAAGTGGTTATGATAACCCTCCAACTGTAACTATCACTGCACAACAAGGAGACAATGGTGTTGGTGCTTCGGCTGAAGCATTACTTGATACGGTTGAGTACGAACTTGACGTTAATGGTGCTGTAAGAACCTCAACATCTATCATTTCTGATACTGCTAGGGTTTTAAACCTAGATATTGATAACTTTGTGACCCCTGATGTCAACATGAGGGCTCCAAACCTCAAGACATTTGCAAACAATACGGGCACAGAATTTGTTGGAAACGTAATCGTCAATGTTGACGATGGAACTCCATATCGTTACTATCTAGATAATGTATACCAAGCACTAAACACTGGTACTACCAGTAGCGTCCCTCCAACACATACTGATGGTATTGTTACCAACGGTGGGGTCCAGTTCAAGCATATTGGTTTCCGAGTAGATAGACCAACAGAAAGTTTCTACGGTACATCTGGAGAATCTGGTATCTTCCCTCGTTCTATCACTCCTCTACAAGGTGATAGATCAGACAAGATTGCTACCACGGAATACGTCCTCAACCTAGCAACGAATGACGTTGGTGGTCGTATTTACGTTTCCGAAACTATTGGTAGTGATGATAATGATGGTCGTTCTGCAGTTGCTCCTGTAAGATCTATTAAAAGGGCATGTCAACTTGCACAAGCAACAGTTGGCGTAAAAGAAACTGTTATCATTGCGGGTGGTGAATATCGAGAAGATAACCCAATCTCAATTCCACCAGATTGTTCGATTGTTGGTGACAACCTTCGTCTAGTAATTATCAGACCTAAAAATGCTAACAAGCATATGTTCAAGGTTGCTGATAAAAACTATATTTTTGGTATTACTTTCCGAGATGAAGTTGATAACAATGGCGATCCACAATTTACTTGGAACTATGCTGTTGTATTTGATGACAAGCAAAGAATTTATTACGATCCAAATTCTGGTGGAGATTTTGAACGCGACTTCCCAATTGGATATCAGTTCAAAGGTCAAAACAAAGTTAGTGTTCCATTCTCATCAAACACGGGATTATCTGCTCTTGTAGCAGGATTAGATCTTTTTGGAACAAACAGTTTTGCTAGAGGTACAGTTACCAGTGTGGTATTTGATACTACTACAGGAACTACTGCATATCAATCTGGTACATTAGAAGCATTAGTAAAAACTCAAGATGCTTTTAATGACGTTGAACCTGTAGATTACTACGTTCCTACGTACTTTACTCCAACAAATGCAACGTATGATCCAGCAACAGGTGTATCTGTAATCACCATCAATAATCATGGATTTGCTAATGGAGATAAGATCAAACTTGCAAAAGAATCTTTAGTATTCACTTGTAGTTTAGATAACAACGCTACAGAGCACGCATATCCAAGAAATACAGACCCTGCATATGATGTATGGTTAGGTATTTCAAATGTTACCACAAATACATTTGAAATTCAAGTTGGAACTTCTACAGACCTTTCTACACATACTTTTGTACGTGCAGAAACAAATGCAGTTGTATATGCAGCAGCAATCTACGAATTTACTACTGGCAAGGTAGTTTCTATTAGAGCAGAAGGTGAAGTTACTTCTCATTACGAAACTCCAACACTAAGTTACTCTATTACTGAAGTTGACGGTTCTCTTCAAGGAACATTCACTGATGGTTTTCAGTCTGATCTTTATGGAAACAGTGAAGATCTCGGTGGTATTGTTTTCTACACTAGCACGCTTCTCCCTGGTAGAACAGGTTTCCATGAATTCAAAGAGGGAGAAGAAATTACCATCTCAGGTCTTACTGGAAACTTAAGTCCTTTAAACGGTAAGCAAAGGATTTATAAAATCATTAGAGATGATGATGGTAGATCTAGAAGATTTGTAATTCCAAAGAAAATTCCTACCTTTACAGGAACATCTGAACCCACTGGAGTAACAGCAGTTGGTTACACTAAGCATGTAACTATGACCTTGCTAAACTCTCCCAACAAGTTTAGTCTGTCACAACCTGTTGAGAGACGTTTCCAAGATGCTTGTAATCTCATCAGAAATAACACAGATTTTATTGCTGATGAAGTTGTCAAGCAGATTAATGATGAATTCGCACAAAAGTATTTCACTGTTTCAAATGTAAATGGTGCAAATAATGCATTTGATATTTACACAACTCCAAATGATTTTGTTCACACGTATGTAAATGGTGGTACAGTTACATTTAATGGAACTGATTACGTTGTAAACGGTCTTACATACAACAATGTAACTGGTGTTGGCACAATTACTACGGCAACAAACCCTGGTCTCACTGATGGAGATACCGTCAAGGTTGAAGGTCTCGTAGTTTCTTGCACTCAGGGACAAAAAATCTATCCTGGATTTAACATCCCCAATGGCGACGAGAAGTGCTACAGAGATGTTAAGCACTATTTAAATGCCATCATCATGGACCTTGAATTTGGTGGCAACTATAATGTCATCGAAGCAGCAGAACGTTATGTAGAAGCAACACAAATTGGTTATGTTGACAATCAAATTGCTGAAACTGTTCGTGCATATGAACTAGCAAGACAACTTGCAATTTTTGCAGTACGTAATTGGATTACTGGTGACGGAACAGTACAAAATCCAACGTATGTACCTAAGTATTCTAGTATCCCACTATTTACTGATAGTACAATTATCACATCCACTGCAACTCAAAATGCAGATGGCACCGCTTCTGATGGATCGGTTTGTGCTGACGTAGTATCTGCTATCGATACCCTTGCTTACACCTTTGCTGATGTTCTCACAAATGATGCAACAGGTACGTATCTAGATGCTGCGTATTTGATTGCAAGAAACATTGAAGTTATTGCTGATGAAGCACTGTTACTCGCAGAGGCACAATATCCATCTTTAGGACTGAATGATCAAAATAGATTTAAGTGTAAGAGGGACGTTAAGTACGTACTAAGAGGTCTTAGAAGAGACTTGGTTCTTGGCGGAAATGCTGGTATTGTCACCAATGCTGAGACTTATTTTACTGGAAACCAACTTACAGGTATTCCTCAATCCGAACTTGCTGCAACAATCTTTGCATATGAAAAAGCAAGAGATCTAGCTATTCAAGCAATCAGAAACTGGACAGATGGAACTGCAGTTGGTGTAACACCAACAAACGCAACTTACGATTCTACGACTGGTGCTCTATCTGTTAGTTTCCCAGATCCAGCAACACCAATCACTAATACCGATAGAATTGCTTTCCAAGAAGGAGCACTAACATTCTCATGTGCATCTAACGGTGGTGGAAACCTTGCAAGTCCAACTGATCGTGATAGAAACTATGGTAAGAGCCTTCCCATTTCAAGCGTTGTTTCTTCTGGCGGAATAACCACAATCACCACTAATGTTGGAGACGCAGGATCTGCTACTGGTGTAGCACATACATTTGTAAGTGCGCTTGCAGGTGCAACAGTTCTTATCTACGATCCTGTAACTGTTGCCAACTCCGACGTTCCTCAGTTTGTAGATTGGAATATTGCTCTATATGCAACCACACCTCTCTGTGCAAACGTTGCTTCTACTATCACAACATCATTTGCTCTCTTTGAGGACATTCTTGATGGAACAATTGCTCCAGGTGCAACTGTCAAGACGTATGGAACACTTAAGGTAATCGAACCTACCTATCCAGATGGTGTTATTTCTGATAATGGTGGAAACTTCATTACTCCACGAGCATTCTATGACGATCTTCCAATTATTGAAGCATCGCCATATATTCAGAACTCTTCTATCATCTCATTTGCTGGTGGTAGTGGTTGTGAAGTTGATGGAGACAAGATCCAAACACCAAACTCTCCAAAAGCAGGTCTAGAAGAAGATCCCGCAAACCCATCAGGACCACCTAGAGCGTCGTTCCCCAACCAGGGTAAGTCGATGGTTGCATCGGCATTCACGATTGTCTCGTTCAATGGTACTGGATACAGAGTTATCAACGATGGTTACACCCAGTTGGTTTCAGTCTTTGTTATCTTCTGTGCTGATGGTGTTCTATCAGAAACTGGTGGTTATGCATCCATCACAAACTCCGCTACAAACTTTGGTATCTATGCTCTAAGAGCAACTGGTTTCAGAAAAGATCCATATGATTTTGACGTTGGTTCTATCTCTAATGTAAGTTCTACTCCAACTGGTCTCACAATCTTCACGATTTCTGGATTGGGAAGACCACCTCTTGAGCATTATGTTATCAAACTCCCAGAATATGATAACACCAACTCAGACATCGAATACTTCATCGAATCTGTTGATCCAAATAGTGTATCCGTTAGTGCTCCATTTACTGCAACAGTAACGGTCAATGCTCAAATGCTATTGACCAGAAAATCGGATGGTCAATCTGCTCCAATTTCTACAGCAGAACTTAGCGGTAAAGTAATCAATCTACACAGACCATCTATTGTTAACTCTTCTTCCCACACTTGGGAATTTGCTGGTGCTGGTACAGACTATAATGCACTACCAGAAAACGGTGGTACTAAGATCGAAGCTAACGAGCAAGTTTCTCAGTCATATGGTCGTGTTTACGTCTCTGGTACTGATGAACTTGGTGACTTCAAGGTTGGTACATTCGCTAAGATCGAAAACAGAACTGGTGCTATTACCTTTACAGGTACTGTTGAAATCTCCGAAGTTGAATTCTTGAAACTGAAAGGTGGTGACGTTGTTGTTACTGGTTTCGATGCTTCTGCTACTTTGGGTGGAGCATTTGCTACCGATGAAAAACTACCTACACAGAAAGCAGTTAGAGATTACATCACTAACAACTTAGGTCAATACATCAACAAACCATACTCCACAAACGCTGTTCCTAGATCTCTAGTCGAACTTACCGATAGTGGTAAGATTTCTATTGACCAGATCCCAGCACTAAGACCATTTGACGTTTACACCGTAGCAGACCAGACAGAAAGACTGGCACTAGAAGGAGCACTTGCTGGTGATATTGCAATCCAACAGGATACACAAACATCATTCATTCTAAACAATGATAACGATAGTTTGTTCCTAGCATATGCTACTGACACTACAACAGACTTCAATGTCAATGATATTGTAACTGGTAGTGGAACTAGTGGTCAACTACAAGTTACAGAGCACAGAAAAGGTGTTGTTTATCAAATCAACATTTCAAACCCTGGTGCTGGATATCAATCTCCACCAACAATCACTATTACTGGTGGTAACCCTGGTGCAGGTTCTGTTGCTGCAAACGCTGTGGCTACCATTGCTAATGGTCAAATCACAACCATTGTTCTAACAGACTTTGGTGGATATGTCGGTGGTAAAGGTTACACCACACAACCAACAGTTAATATCTCTGCTCCTGGTACAGGTGGTACTCAGGCAGTTGCTAGTGCTCTAATTGAAAGTAGAGTATATGGCGACATCGTTAACAATGTCAAGATTGAAGATACTGACACTGTACAATCCAGTGATGTTCCTTCAGTAACAGTTACATTAACAAGAGTAATCAATACTTCAGCAAATGATGATGGTAACTGGATTTCTCTTACTGCACAGAGCATTAACATTAACGACCTGACTGCAACGGCAGGAAACGTTATTAGTTCTTCCTTGCTTGGTACAGGATCAGCAAACTCCTTTACTTTCTTGAGAGGAGATACTACATATGCTCCTGCAGTACAGTCAATCAAAGGTACTGAAGAGAGATACTTTGAAATTACAAACTCTGCTGCTTCTTCTAGTGACCAAGTTCTACGCTTCGATACGACTGGCAATCCACTCATCGGTCATGATGTTGTCAATAATGTTGCAGGTATTCCAGCAAACACTACTGTCACTGGTGTTACAACAGCGGGAGGTATAACTTCTGTTTCTATCAGTAATCCTCTTACTGCTGCTGTTCCATCAGGAACAGTTATTGAATTTGGAAGACCTGTATCTCCATTGCTATTTGATAGTAATCAGACACAAGGTGCTTTCGTTTCAGAAATTGTTGTTCAGAATGGTGGTACTGGTTTTGCTAGTGACGGACAATTCTATAATGTTCAAATTCAAGGTGGAAGTGGAAACGATCTATTCGCAAACTTCACAATCACTGGTGGAACAATCACCGATGTTGAAGTAACTAACACTGGTTCTGGATATGTTCAAGACTTTGCTGTTACATCCGCTCCTGTTGCTCTGCCAACGGGAAGCAGCAATGTCAACTTGCTAGTCAAGATCAACACTACACCTAAGTATTATGCAAATGTTGGTCTTGATATCAGAAGAGTTGACCAAGTTACTGATAGCACCAACCCTTATGGTAAGAGTGGTATTGCAAGATTTAAGAAAAATCAGTTCAACATTGGTGTTGATGGTGATGGTTCTGTTGAACTGAAAACTGGTTCTGGTTCTGGACTAGATGCAGACAAACTAGATAACGAGGAAGGTGCATACTACCTCAATGCTACAAACCTAAATGCAGGTACAGTTCCTGTAGATAGACTTTCTGGAACATACAGAATTTCTATTACTGGTACTGCAGAGGGTGGTGCAGATAGACTTACAACACTAACCACAAACTCTGGTAGCAGTCCTGTTCCTAGTGATTTTGCTGAAGGTACTACGTCTGCAACTAGAGACAACACTGCTGACGGTCTAAACGTCGCTGGTAGTAAGCACTTAGTCCTAACACTAAGAAATGGTGGTGCTAGTACCGATGGAAGTTATGGTGGTGTACGCCAGTTGGCATTTGCGGATGATAACAATATGTACATCCGTGGTTCTGGATCTGGTGTATCTTCCTTCGGAAGTTGGCATGAAGTCTGGTCTACAAACAACCACGGAGCTGGTTCTGGACTAGACGCTGATAGATTAGATGGTCGCCAAGGAACTTGGTACAGAAATGCTTTAAACATTAACTTTGGAACTATTTCTCAGAACCACCTACCAAACTTCCAGGAATCTAAGCAGTTTGAAGATTCTATTACCGTTAGAGAGATCAGTGGTCAACCAGTTTATAACATCTATATTTCTGGTCAAACACTAACCACCGCTCCATTCCTAGCAACCTCAAGCATCAACCTATATAACTCTCTTGATCAGAACGTTGGTAACCTAACAATTAACTCTGTTACTGTTAATAATGTTACAGACAATACAGAAGACTACACTATCCTGAACGTTGTTCTAACTTCAGGTGGATTTACTGCACAGGGTGGTGCGGTAAGAGTTGGTACTACTGCTGTTAGCGTTCTATTTGATGATTACTGGTTAGATGTTGCTGGTACATATCAGGTAGCGAAGATTGAGAGTGCTGCAGGTGGAACTGCAAGGATGATCCTCGGTAGAAACAATGGTGTTGCAACCGATCCTGCAATTTACTTCAGATCCAGTGCTCTAGCAGCATCTAACTACAACGCTGCAATTATAGCAAGTGGTGGTAATGCTTCTGATGGAAGTGGTGGATTGAATGTTATTGTTAGCGGTCCTAATTCTTTGACCGTCAACAACAATATTATTTGGAACGCAGGTAACATTTCGTTTGCAAGTGCAAACACACCAAATGCTGCTGTACAAAGAGATTCTAGCGGAGACTTCTCTGCTGGAACAATCACCGCTTCTCTATCTGGTGCCGCAACAGCAAACGTACTGAAGTCTGGCGATACCATGACTGGTTCGCTAGCAATTACTGGTGGTAGTTCAAATCTAACTGTTGCGGGAACTACAGGTCTGACAGGTGTTGTCACCATGACGGATGACCTGAATGTTGATAGTGGAACACTGTTTGTTGATGCATCTGCAAATAACGTTGGTATTGGAACCACAGGACCAAACAGTGGATCTAAATTACATATCTACAGTCCAAACGTATCAACTGGTGATATTCCAGCACTACTCCGCCTTGAAACTACTAGATCTGATTTTGGAACTGCTCCTGGTGGTGCTTCCATCATGTTCAAAAACCAGGATGGAAACAATGCTGCCAACGAAGGTTATATCGAAGCAGTCACTGTAAACGATACAGACTTTGGTGATGACGATGAAGCGAACACATCGTTCCGCTTCAGAATGACTAATAATGGAACACTAAGGACTAATATGATCATCACTGGTGATGGTCGTCTTGGTATCAATACAGAGAACCCTGGAACATATGAACTATATGTTTCTGGTCAGGCATATGTTTCTGATACTCTAACAGTACAGAATAGCGTCACAATTGATAGTGCTGGTGATAACTCTGGTGCTCCACTGGTATTCCTTGGTTCTTCAAACTATAGAAACTTCAGAATTGGTAACCAACTCGTTGCTAATAATTTGTTCACTATTCAGGGATCCACTACTGGTGGTGGAACAACTTGGAACGGAACATCTGCAATTGCAATCGATGGTTCTAATAACCGTGTTGGTATCAATACCAACAATCCACAATATACTTTGGATGTTAATGGTGATGTCAACTTTACGGGAACCATTACCCAGGGCGGTCAAACTCTAACAAGTTCTAACTGGACTAAATCTGGTTCGGATATCTACAGAATTTCTAAAGTAGGTATCAACACATCTAATGTTCTATATACTCTTGATGTTGGTGGAGACATCAACATATCAGGTGTTCAACGTGTAAACGGTGATCCACTTTGGTTAGATACTTACGGCATCATCAAAGTTACCAGAAACGTCCTTACAGAGAATGTCACAATTCCTGCTGGAACATCTGCAAGTAGTAATGGTCCTCTTACGATCGCTAGTGGAAATTCGGTTACAATTGAACCTGGCGGAAGTTGGACTATTATTTGATACTAAATAGTAAAAAAGAGATTGTAAAAAAATGAGTACACTCACAGTAGGTAGTCTAGCAGGACCATCTTCAGCATCTTATATTCTTGATATTGCTTCTGGGGCTACTCTTAGGTCCCAAAACAATCCTATCAGAACTGTAGGACTGCAGGATTCTGGCGGAACGAACATGATTGCATTTGATGATGCAAGCGATCTAGTAACTTTAGAAGCAAAAACTAGAGTTATTGCTGCATATGCAGAACCAGTAAATATGAACAACTCCCTGAGTGGTAGCACAATTACATGGAACTTAAATACTGGTCAAAACTTTTATGTAAACGTTCCTAATAGTAATACCTATACTTTAGGATCTCCAAGTAACCAGCACGATGGAAAGTCTGGTATTATTATGGTTAGACTAGGATCTTCTTCAAACTTGAACTTTGCAGGATCAACATATGTCTTTGGTGAAGCAACTGCTCCATCATTTTCTGGAAATACTTTGAACATGTTAGCATATTATGTTCAAACTGATCCATCAAATGGTAGCAGAAGAATCGTTATTGTTCCCACACTAAATCTAGGTTGAGGTTTAATTATGTTAAATGCTGAAATGCTAGCAGCCGCAGCAGGTGGCGGCGGTAATTTTTTTGGAGATGAATCCAACGGATCTTATAGCACCAACAGTAATGATAACTGGGGTGTTCCTGGTGCTAGTGGATATAATGGAGAAATGGTTGTTCGCCAGTTCTCTAGTTTTTATAGAGGTGGCGGAACATTATCTACAAACAACTATTGTAGAGGTATGTTCATCATGGTTTCGGGTAACTTTGATAATCGTGGAACCATCAACATGAAGAGTAAAGGAGCATGTGCTTCTTCTAACGGACAACTTACATGGACTGCAAAAGCTCAAGGTTATTCTTCCACACAAGGAAGTAACATGAGCCAGGCAAGTGGAAGTGTACAGAATATTATTAATGCCAACTCAGATCTTCTTACTGGTGAAGGTAGTGGTTGGAGAACCTTTACTTTAAATAGAACTGGTGCTGGAAACCAGTCAAATGGTAGCGGAAACCAGACTGGTGGCGGTGGTCGCGGCGCGACTGCTTGGAATGGTGGCGGATCTGGTGGTTGGGGTAGTTATGGTGCTCCATGGTCTGGCGGTGCTGGTGGCGGCGGTGCTAGAGCTAGTACAGGTGGTGCAGGACAAGCATGGGGATGTAGAGGTGGTAATAGCAGCGGAAACTGTGGTGGTTGTGGTGCTGGAGGTGGTGCTGGAAATGGCAATGGTGGCGGATCAGGTCCTTATGGTCACAGCTGCACTGACAGTGGTGTAGGTGGTCTAATTGTCATTCTTGTTGGCGGAAACTTCTATAATAGTGGTACAATTACTTGTCAGGGTTCTAGAGGTTGTAATGCTGGAAACGGTTGGGCTGGCGGTGAAAACGCTGGTGGTGGAGGATCAGGTGGTGGTCAAATCTTGATCATGTATGCAGGATCTTACACGAACAATGGATCTATCTCTGCCAATGGTGGCGGTGGTGGATGGGGTAATGGACCCTATGGATCTGGTGGAGGAAATGGAACAGTACAAATTGCACAGATTGATGAATGATCTTTTTTGAATAATTATGAGTAACGTTGAAATTTTTTATTATCCCGTTTTCAATTTTAACTGGATGGATGAGGGGATGTTGCATCATCCCCTTTCTATGGAAGATGTATATCTTCAACCAGAAAAAGTATCAGAAATTGAAGAGCATAAACAATACGAATATTATCAATGCCCTGCTTGGAAGAACTGGGCACAAAGGACATTTTTATATCGAATGCAATATGATATAGATGTTACTGTAAACAAACAAGATTTTGACTGGGTTTCTAGTAAACCAGAAATGGTTTTGACTACCGAAGGATGGTGTCATGGAAATGAGCCATTAATTCAGGTGGCAAATGCAATTTGTATGTGGACACATTCAAAAGATGTTATTTTTGAATGTCTACCATATTCAAGAACTACTATCAATAATAATATGGAAGTAGTCTCTGCACATTTTCCATTATCAGCATGGGAAAGAACTACTTCTTTGGGATTTAGAGTTGTAGATCACAATGAAACTGTTTCATTGAAACGTGGTGATCCTATTCACTACCTAAGATTTCATACGAAATCTTTTCGGGATACCGTAACTATGACTAAAAAGTTCCCTCCCGATGATGTCATATATAAGATTAACCAACATCTAACCCTTAAGAATTTTGGTAAAAATCTCTCCTGGAAAACTATATTAAATAGACAGGAGAGGCAAGAAAAATCTTCTAAATGTCCTTTTAGTTTTTTGTTTGATAAATCATGACCTATAAATTGTGTGTTGTTGGCGGTGGTACATCTGGTATCCTAACTGCACTGTCATTAGTAAATTTAAAATCATCTGTTCCTGAAGAAGAAATTCAAGACACAATTATTGATTATTACACTGGTGATCCCGAAGGTGCTATTTCTACCGTTGGAGAATCAACCACGCATGATGTTATGGCATTGTTGTGGAAAACTCTAGGGTTTAATCCTGTGTATGATAGTTTTAAAGAATGTGAAGCTACTATCAAACATGCAGTTGAATTTGTTGGATGGGGACAAAACGGCAAAAAACATTTCTCTCCTTTCAGTGGAGAAAGAATTGCATGTCATTTCAAAAATAGCAAGTTTAGAAAACTTGCTATGGAGATGCTAAGTGAGAATACAGAAATTAATGTTTACGAAGAACGAGTAGATATTGATGAAATTAAGGATCAATATGATTTTGTTTATGATTGCACGGGATTTTCAGAAGATCAGATTGAGGACTATGTAGAGTTTGATGAGGTTCCGATCAACCATGTCGTGGTTGCACATATCCCCCATGCAAATCCACATTATGGTGCAACGAAACATACAGCAACTCCTGATGGTTGGTGTTTTGAAATTCCATTAGCAAACGAGACATCTATTGGTTGGTTGTTCAATAATACTATCACTAATATTCATGAAGCAAAAGATAATATGGTGAAGTATGTTGAGGAAAATTATGGTCTCAACTTACTAGAATATGACACGGTTGATTTTTCATTCCGATCGGGAATGAGAAGAAATCCCATTGAAGGGAATATTTGCTATAATGGTAACTCTTTGTTCTTCATTGAACCAATGGAGGCAAATACTTTACAGATGGTTAACTTCGCTAACCAAATGTATGTTGAAATTTTAAATCCAAACGATGATTCGGATTTAGAATACAAGAAAGAAATGTATTCTATTGAAATTGTTGATCGTGTAAACCATATCAGACAAGTTACTGCTATGCATTATCTGGCAGGATCTGTTTATGATACTCCTTTCTGGAAACATGCAAAAGAAAAAGCATATAATTTCTTGAAGGACGATCTACAGTTCCTGAAGTATGTAATTAATATTCATAAGTCCAACACATTCTACCCAATTGATAATGAGTATGGAAATTATGCTACCCACAATTTCTTGCTTGCGGTTAGAGGATTGGAACTCGAAGAAACCTTAGACAAGATGTTCTGGGATTTCATAGAAGAAAATGATTATACATATGTAGAGGGAGTTGATATGATCCTAAATAAATTAGGAGTACATGCATTCAACACTCTGGAGACCCCTCTAATCGAAGGTCCTTTAGAAAATTCGCCCAATTTCAGAAAGAAATATGTCTATTAAGTACAGCATTACGAGTATTGTCCCATTCGTAACAACTACAGAAAATCATGAAGATGTATTAACTAAGATTAGGTTTACCTACTTGGGTGAGCATGAGACTGGAGTTGCTGCAAGTGTACAGCGTGAGATTGTTTTTGAACTCACAGAGACTATTGTTGGGTTTAGAAGTTTCTCGGACTTTACAGAGGCAGAAGTAGTTCAACTAATTGAAAACTACGTAGACGAGCACAAAGTAAAAAGTGCGGTAGAGAAAAAGATTGAACAACTTACTAGAGAACCAAGACCTGCATCTTTTGCATTCCAACTTGCTGATGAAGCACCAGAAGAGAAACTAGATCAGGCACCAAATTATATTTTATCAACAAATGAAAAGGAGTGTATTCAAATTTTTGAAGCACTCAAGCCTCTAGTAACTAAACCAATTGATAGCACATTTGTCATGAGCATTCATGCTCAAATGAAAAAGTCTGGAAGATCTCTAGAAGAAATTAAATCATTTGTTTTAGAAAATGCCGCAAACCTTCCAGAACCTGGAATGTATCTTTCTTTAGCAAGAGGAGAGAATGCAGAAGAAACAATCGGTGCTATTACTGAAGGTCAAGTTCCAGCAGACGTTGCACTAGTAAATCCAGATCCTAACGCAGAAAATTATTATAAAGTATGATCGAAACGATTTCTTTATCATGTCCTATATTTAAATCGAAGTTTCAATCACATTTAAAGTTAAAAGATAATATTTTATCTGCTATCAATAAATTAGACTGCCCATCTGTTGATTATGGTTCATCTATAATCACAAAGTCTGACTGGAATAAAGGTAAAGATTTCCATCGGGAATACATGGATTACTTGTTTCCTGATCTAGGATATCATATGGAAGATGTTTACTCTCATTATGGTTTCAAGAGAATAAACATCCACAATTGCTGGTTTCAGCAATATGAAAAAGGTAGTGGACATATGTGGCACATCCATATGGATTGTCAGTGGACAAATGTTTACTATGTTGACATACCAGAAGGATCTCCTTTCTTGGAAGTAAAAGATCCTATAACAAAAAAAGTTAGCACGATTGAAGTGGAGGAAGGAGACATATTATCCTTGCCAAGTTTTGTTATTCACAGATCTCCCCCTATGCAGAATGATGTTCGGAAAACCATAATTTCGTTCAACTCCTGTGGAGATATAGACTAAATAGATATACACATCACTCATTGATAATCATGGAAGTAGATACCCTCAGAAAGAATTTCAAAGAACAAATTGAAACTGCAGATAAGCAAATTGCAGAACTGAAAGCACAATTAACAAAGACTGAAGAATACCGAACCAAACTTCTTGGTGGATTAGAAACTCTAGATCTTCTCGAACCACCAGCAGAAGAAGCAGCAGCACCAGAAGAAGCACCTGCTGAATAACTTTAGTTCCCTGCCTGATAAATACAGGTAGGGAATTTTTATTGTGTATCTAAATGGCACAGCCATCTACAAGAGCAGAACTAATAACATACTGCAAGAGGCAGTTGGGAGAACCTGTACTACAAGTTAATATTGATGATGAGCAGGTAAACAATGTTATTGATGATGCTATTCAGTTCTATCAGGAATTTCACTATGATGGAATTGAGAGAATGTATCTCAAGCATAAGATGACTGCTGCTGAAGTAACAAGATTTCAGTCATCAAATCAAACATCAACAGGTTCTAATGGTGATGAGTGGGAAGAAAGAGATAATTACTTAACCATCCCAGATCATGTTGTTGGCATCTCGAAAGTTTTTGGTTTAGTATCAAGTTCTATAAGAAATGATTTATTTGGTATCGAGTACCAAATTTTCTTGAATGATTTATATGCTTTTGGATCACTCGATATCTTAAATTACTTTATGACAAAGCAATACCTGTCTACTTTAGACATGGTGCTAAACAGTGGATCTCTAATTGAATTTCGTTTCAATAAGAGACAGGATCGTCTCTATGTTGATGTAGATACTAGAGCAAGTAAAGGTATCCAAGAAGATATTTACTTATTGATTGATTGTAATCGTGCTTTAGACCCTGGCAGTTGGTCGCAGGTATACAATGATAGTTTCTTAAAGAGATATGCTACCGCACTAATGAAGAGACAGTGGGGAGCAAACTTGATTAAGTATAATAATGTCCAACTTCCTGGTGGCATCACTCTCAATGGTCGTCAGATCTGGGAGGATGGTAACAATGAAGTTAAAGAATTGGAATCGAAGATGATTTCAGACTACTCACTTCCACCACTAGACATGATCGGATAAGATGCCTACTAGTCCTTATTTTCCAACATACTATCAAGGTGATTCTGGTGAGCAAGGTCTCTACCAGGATCTTGCTGACGAACAAATTAAATTGTTTGGCACAGATATCTACTACATGCCAAGAACAATTTTAAGAGAAGAAACTCTTGATGATATCATTTACTCAAAATTTGAGGAGCAATTTCAGATTGAAATGCTTCTTGAAAATGTAACGGGGTTTGGAGATACGTCAGAATTTATCAGTAAGTTTGGATTGCGTATCAGTGATGAAGTTGTATTCCGTGTTTCTACCCGAAGGTGGGATCAGGAAGTTGCTTCAAATAATCCAACCTTGACAGTCACTGGAAGACCCAACGAAGGTGATTTGTTATACTTCCCACTGACTAAAAATTTATACGAAATTAAATACGTAGAACGCGAAACACCATTCTATCAGTTTGGTAAAATTCAATTTTATTCTATGACTGCTGAATTGTATGAAGCAGGCAGTGAAAGCATCGAGACTGGAGTTGCAGAAATCGATGCGGTGGAAGAAATCTTTGGTGCTTCTATCCAACTGTTTATGGATCCTGGTGGTACAGGAAACTTCATCGTTGGAGAAGAAGTTGTTGGTGATGAATTCCATGCTAAAGCAACAGCAACAATTAGTGGTGATGCTGTAGACGCGGTAGTTATTACAGATGCTGGATTGTATTATAGTTCTACATTACCACCAAGTGTTACATTTACTGGAGGCGGAGGAAATGGAGCAACAGGAACGGTATCGGTTAATTCCTCGGGTCTTGTTACTGGTGTTACTATTACTAGTGGGGGCACAGGCTACAGCACTGCTCCTACTGTTCAAATCGATTACTCACCAAAAGATAATCGAGCAGAAGTCAAGTCCTGGAACTCCACAACTAGAGAACTACAAATCATCAATAGAACAGGAACCTTTACTACTGCTGAAGTAATTACTGGTCTAACCTCAGGTGCTAAGTGGTCTCCTGATACATTTGACACTCTAAATAATACGAACAGCACTTACGATCAGAATAGACAGATCGAAGATACTGCTGACGATATTATTGATTGGACGGAAGGTAATCCTTTCGGTGAATATGGAAATAAAACGGATAGCTTCTGATGTTAGGATCACATTTTTACAACGAGATCATACGCAAAAATATTATTGCGTTTGGTACTCTCTTTAATAATATTACATTAAAGAAGATTGACCCCGACAATGGTGGTGTCCTAGAAGAAAGCAAAGTTCCTTTAGCATATGGTCCCAAGCAAAAATTCTTAGTACGCTTAGAGCAATCTCCAAGTACACAAAAGGTTGCTATCACACTTCCAAGATTGTACTTTGAGATGAATAATATTACTTATGATGCTGCTAGAAAAGTAAGTCCTATTCAAAAATACAAAACTGTTATCAATGATAATGGTGATGAAGTAAAGGTACAATACGTTCCTGTTCCATATAACATTGATTTTGAACTAGGAATTATCGCTAAGTCTAGTGACGATGGTTTACAAATTTTAGAACAAATTTTACCATACTTCCAACCAAACTTCAACATCACAATCAATATGATTCCAGATATGGATGAAAAGAAAGATGTTGCTATTGTTCTAAACAACATTAATTATGAAGATGATTGGGATGATAGTTTCTTAGAAAGAAGAAGCATTGTTTGGACATTAAATTTTACAGCAAAGTCTTACATCTATGGTCCATTCAGTACCAAAGATATTATTACAAAGTCTATTATTCACGAAACTATTGGCGATGCCAATATATCAAGAAGAAACGCTACGTTTACATATTCACCAAAAGCACTTGAGGATAAGAATAGTGATGGTGTTATCAATGCAGCGGATGATGCTCTGCTGATCACTACAGATGATTTTGGATTTAACGAAGGGATTGAAATTCTATGAGCACTTTTGAAGATAATATGGAGGAGATCTTTGATATCGAAATCGATACTCAAGTTCCAACTGAACAACTAAAACCTGCTGCTCCTAAGAAGAAGGAGAAGGATGATCAGAAAGACGACTACGAATATACCCGTGGGCAACTCTACAACCTTATCAGCAAGGGTCAGGAGGCGCTAGACGGGGCGTTAGAGGTTGCTCAGGAGAGTGGGCACCCAAGAGCGTATGAAGTCGCTGTGAACGCCATGAAGCAGGTAGCAGACACCGCAGATAAATTAATTGATTTGCAGAAGAAGATGAAAGATCTAGATGCACCAACTAAAACAGGTCCATCAACGGTCAACAATTCTTTGTTTGTGGGTAGTACGGCAGACTTACAGAAAATGCTCAAGCAGATAAATAAGAAAGAAGAGTCAGGAGAGTAATGCTACTTAAAGTAAAAGGGACAGCAACAGATATTGCCAGTAATCCCGTGGATCTAAGTAGAGCAACAGTTTGCTCTGTAGTTAATATCCACACTGCTCCTGTATTGATTGCTTTGGGTAACGGAGCTACTCTATACATTGCTGCTGGAGAAAGAGTATTGATCGAGAAATTACCCGATGAAACAATTGATGCTCCTGGTCATACGGCAACCGAAATCTGGGCAACATCAGTAGGATACTAAAATGGCACAGTGGAA